AATATCTTGCGTTGTATCCACCTTCTAAATTTGAACGTAGTCCAACTTCGGTATCAACCCAACTTTTATTATTATCAATAGTTTGAGTTAGATTATACCCTAAAGTCATAAAAGGAAAATCTCTAAACCTATTAAAATATTCTTGACCATAACTATATGGTGTTAGAACTGTTTGATAATTAGGATTTGCACCTGTAAATACACTATTAGTAAAACTTACTTCTTCAGGAGCTCTATGTTTTGGTGTTTGTTCAAACCAACCACTACCTTTTTCAAAGAAAAAATCCTCAGTATTTGGTGGTGCTTTAGGAAATCCTAAATCATCCATTGGATACTCGTCTTTAGTTATATTAACATCTTTAATTACTGTGGTTGTTGTAAAACCAGTATATTCAATATCTCTTAATCTATATGTATTACCCGCCTCAAGTGTTGGTAGTTCTTGAGTATACGTACCACCTGATATTTGAGCAAACTGTGTGTTGAATTGATTAACATTAATTCTTTGGTCAGCTAAATAAATGTATTCGTTAAATTCAACTAAAGCGTCAGGGGCACCAATTAAAGCCATTAACGTTTCAATTGATTTTCTTGTACCTTTTGATTTAAACAAATATGCCGAGTTTAATATTAAGTTTCTATAATATTGATAATTTAACTCATCAGGTGTTGTAGCATCTGAAATACCCGGATATTGAGACCTATCAGTATTTGTTTGACCAAAAACTGAACTTAAAAAATCATCTGTAGATACAGGTGACATATTTGTTTGCCAACCTAATGTTTGCGCTAAGTTTTTAAGTAACTGAGATGGGATATCATCACCAGGGTTATAATGAACTGAGTTCATAAACGCTAACGCACTTATGAATTTATTTGTTTCGTCAAAACTTCTACCGTAAATTTGTAATACCTTTTCCATTTTTTGACCTATTGTGTCAAACTCTTGGAACGCACCGGTAGTTAAAAATCTTGCAACAATGTTGGTTTTATACTCATCCATTGATACACCAATATCATTTAATTGAACTAAATAATTGGTGAACGCATTTGTTACAATATCTAAATTCCAAGAACCATTTAATGGGAATGTTATAAATTCCTGTGAAGAAAAATATGTTCCATCTTCAGCGTCTCTTGGCACATTAAAACTCGCAGTGTATTTTGGTGTAACATTTCTATTTAAAAGAAAATTTTCAACCTCATCTAAATGTTCATTGAAAATTCTATTAACCTCATAATCATTTGGTCTAATAACTAAATCATCAAAAGTAACTGTTTGAAATGGAAATGGATGACCACTAACACTTATGTTTAAAGTCCCCGATGTCATCGATGTTGTTGGAATAATCGCAGTTACATTATATCCATTACCATTATAATATAAACTATAATTAGCGTATTGAACCGTCATATCTCTAAGCGAAGATACCTGAATCTCTTTTAATTCAAGGTTTCTAGTTGAGTTAATAGTAAAATCAATCGCAAAAGGATTCCTTAAACGAGCGACATCTAAATCAAAACTAGTAATATTGTCAATCTCATTATAACTTATATTTGTTGCCGTTTCTCCTTTAATATAGTTCTCACCCATAAGGGTTGCTTCAAGCGCCGCAGGGAATTTTGCGATGATTGTTTCAACTGCTGTGGATAATCTTTTCACTAAAGACCCGTATTGAGTAAAATTAGTAATTTGACTTAAATCAAAATTTGGATAAACTTTAAAGTTATTTTCAAATATAGTTCTTGACTGAAGTGTACTCTCTAATCCTAACCCTTCTAAACTGATTGGGTCGGAGAATGTACCTGTGTTAAACTTTCTATTTGTCTTTTCGTTAAAAGAAGTCGCAAATTCAAAATTACCCTGTGTCAAACCACCCCCCGTAACTAGTTGGAAACCAACTAAATCATCAGAGAATGAACTTGCACCGGATGGACCTTGTGGAGGACATGTAAATTTTTGTAATGCCATTATTCAGTTATGTTTGTAAAGTTTTTACTAAAATCAATATTATCACCTCTATTTTGTCTAACTTCATATAATAACGTATTAAATTGGTCTCTAATTTCGTATAGATTATATTGTTGGTAAATGTTGTTATTCGCGTCGTAAATAGTGTAAATACCATCATCCATAGATTTAGTTTGATTACCATAAAGAGCAATTGCCAATGTTGAGAAATCTTGGTCTGCAATCTCAATATCAAGTGTTATCGGATTAAAGAAGGTATTAGACATTATAATAGTTTGATTTGGCTGCCCAATATATGGGGTCGCATTTGGTTTGTTTGTCGGAGATGACGACGGAGAAACAGTACAAAAGATTAAATTTGTATTGTTATCAGTATATCTATATCTAATTGCTTTTTGTGAAGTATTTGTTAAATTTTGTACAACCGGTTCACAAAAGAATGATGATGTTACAATTCTAAAAAAATTAGGTATTTTTGTTCCATCAGAGTTTAAATACTCAATTCTAAAACCAACTAAACCTTGATTAACAAATTTATTTCTAAATTGACTTGGAACATTATTTAAATCAATAACAAGTCCTTTTACGTTAGGTAATGATGATAACACACCACAATCTAATATACTCGTTCTAATCTCCGCAGGTCTTATGTATAAGGTGTAGATACCTAATTGGTTAAATTGTTCCGCAGGCAATCTTAAATTGTATAACCCACCTAATATTTCTACATTAGGGTTAGGACTTGAAGGATTTGTCTGTGAATTATTAAAATAAGGTCTCAATATAGATACCGCATCTAACTTTGTTAATACAAAATTATCTGTTTCATCTCTTGATGGTGTATAATTAAGAATGATGTCCACATCTTCGGGTGATACATCTGCGGGTCTTATAGTTCCATAGGTGCCAGTCGCCATTATATTTCTTTTTTAATTAATTTATTATTTTTAGTGTTTTTTTGTTTCATATTGATAAATATCAAATTTATGTTTTTAATCAATTTTAATTATATTAAAAAACTTATACCCATATTTTTCAAGGTCACCCAAATTATCTACTTCACCTAATCGTTCCATTGATTCAAATCCAGAAACTTTTCCCCGTTCAATGAACACATTGGATTGAACTTCCGGCTCATCAATTACATTTAATAATGCCTCATTTTTTACAATTGGTTCACATACCGTGTCTATCGGTGTTACACCACTAACCACAAAGAGTGTTGTTCCATCACTATAATCATAGTAATCAACTCCATTTATTGTATACCCGGTGTATAATTGATTACCGTTTGCACTTCCCCCCCAATATGTTCCAACAACACCTGTTGTGCCTGTTATTTGAACACCAATCTTATAATATCCATCAACTAAAGTAGATTTGTTACCATAAACTCTTAAATCCGATACAGTTGATTGAGTGTATCCACTAACAACTAATGGTACGGTTAAATAAGGATTAATACCACTTTGATAAGTTTCACAACTCGTATCACCACTATAAATAAAGTCATAACAAATTGGTGTTGCCGACCAACTACCACCCATTGGAGTAAAACAAGTCGTACCTTTTGGGTCTAATATAGTCGTATTAGTAAATGGTACTGTAACCGTTTTCTTTACCACATTAGAACCCCACGGACTCATACCTGACATACTAATCGTAAATTCACCGGATTGTGAGTATGGATGCGAATAAAAATTAGGACTGACATTTGTAACCGTTTGTTTTGGTGTTCCATCACCCCAATCTATTTCATAAGATGAAAACTCTAAATATTTTTTAAATTCAACATCTGAAGTATTATAAAAATTGTACGTATAGGGGAATGCGGTATTAGCCGAAAATAAAAAGTTAGTCATAACTTCTTGTTGAACAATCATACCATCAAATACAGAATAATATCCAACGTCCACAGTATTTTCAGTTATTAATATTGGAATAGTCATTCCTGTTAATAATGATGTACCTCGTTTGAGTGTTGCTTTTGAAATATTAGAAGTCGCGGTTGTTCCTGTCGCACCTGTTAATATTTGAGTCATTGACGAATATACATAAGCATTCCCATCAATATACTTGGTCACCTCACGAGTATAGATATCACAACAAAATGGTATTTTTTGTTGTTCAAGATACGGGTCTCCGATATAACTAATTTTAAAAACATCACCATTAATTACTTCAGGAGATATTCTTATACGATAAGTATTTGCACTCATTATGGATTTATATATTCATACCATTTTATGGAACTAGTTGTTCCTACTCTAACATTTAACTCATCTAAAATCTCATATGTTTTATTAACATAATCTAAATTAACTTTATAATAAAAATACTTTGATTCAAACTCGAAAGCACTTGGAATCAATGGTGATGATTGAGGTACTTTCATCATTTTAACAAACACACCTAACTTACCATCAAAAAATTTAGCACTCATATAAAAAGTAGTTAAATTATAAAACTTAATATTCTTTAACCAATAAATGAAAAAACCTTCCTTATCACCAACAAAATCTAATTTGTAAGATGGACGTTTAATTAAAACATCCGGAATGTAAGGAGATAATGTAACCAATTCCGTAAACCCCTGTTGAACAGGGATAATTATTGTGAAATAATTAGTTTGTGATTTACCATCCATTGTATCATAGAAATCCAATTTAAAGAATGACTTGGTAAAAGGTTTTTCATAATAATATATTTCACTCTTATCAAATCCTTCAGGTAAATAACTATTCACCCAATCATTACTTGTTGCGGTCGTAACATTATTAACATTACCACTATAGAAATGAAAATCATATTTAACATCTGTTTTTGTATCATTATCATATGGTTTATGTGAAAATCTCAATAACTCAAAATCTTCAGCAACACCAATGATATCCTTGATAACATCTTCCTCATAAAGTTCAATACTATCTTCTTGTCCATACATATCCCACTTCAGTTCAATCGGTAAAAGAATGTACTGTTCATCATTTGGGATTACAAATCTAAATTTATTACTCACAATCGTCTATTATTGGTTCTGCGGTTATTGTCTGTTCATTATAATTAGTACCTTCAGGTATTATTCTAAAAATAATATTAGTATAAGGGTAATGAGCCCCATTTAAAAATGGATAATTAACCCCAATATTATTAGAATCAATAAATCCGTAACTATATAAATCCTTCCATAAAAAAGTATCTTTACTTGGAGAGTAATACGCATAATTAGGAACATCCACCACATTTTTCTTATCTCCCTCCTCAATGTAATCTGAGAATTGTCTAATAGTTAAACTATTATGTGGTTGATAATAATACCCGTAAGGATTGTCCAAAGACATACGATAACCTGTTGAACTAGTTGGTCTTCCAATATTAAATACTTTTGCGTTATACGTTATCTTATGATATAAATTAGATATAACTCTTTCTGTTTGTTCAAAATTATTCCACTCACAATAATCCCCATCTAAAGTATCACCTTCCTTTAAAGACCTATTATATGTGAAAACTATTGGTACTCCATTATATTGAGCCAATGGTAAACCATTTGGTCCTAACGTTGTATTCACATAGGTATCTATTGGAATGTTTGTATCCGAATTATTATTTAGTTCACTCCACCAATATGAAGGTAATTTAGTTTGGGGATTTAAAGGTAAATTAAAATCATAACCAAACTTCATACCCTGATAACCCAATCCCGGTCCAATTAACCTACCAAACGTATAACCAAAATAACCTTTCCAAATTGTTGTAAAAAATAATTCAGTTAAAGGTCTTTTTTGATTATCAATTAAATCATTAATTTTAACGTCTTTATCAAATGATAATGTGTAAGATTGAGCACCTTCCTTTATTGAAACTCTAGCAATTCTGTTAGGTGTAAAACCACTACTTTCATATTTTTTCTTAACGCCAAAAATATTTTGGTCAAATCCCGCATTTACTAAAATCGCATTATCAGGGTTTGTTAAAATTTTATGTCTTCTAACATAATATGTTGAGATAGTATCACTTGGGTTATCACTGTTTATAATTCGTTTAAACGTCCCTTCTGTTCCTGTAGTAAATGTTGTTCCTGTAAACCCAACATTAAAAATGTTAAAAACATATAAATCACTTTCGTATTTTCCATCACCTAAACTATATACTTCAAAAGTATCAACCCCATTATAATTAAAATTTAATTTAACAAATTCTCCCGGTATTAATCCGTGTTTCATCGGACATATACATTTAATAATCCCTCTTCCGTTGTATACTGTTGTATCATCATTTTCAACCACAAAAGGAATACCATCTGAAGCAACCCAATCTAATGTAACAGCGTTTGAAATTGAAGGTATTTTTATAATTGCGTTTAATTGTTTTTGATAATCATTTTCAAATGGATAACTAACATAATGTGTCCAATTATATGTTGAAGCACTTTTGCTTACAAACGTCAAATGATTATATGGTGGTTGAGTATAACCCGGAACATTGTAATCAGTTCTAATGAAATCAAATTCATTATATTGTGGAAATCCTGACCAAATAACACTTGGATTTATACCAGTTGGGGTACAATTATCCGCAGCCGCTTGAGCTTCATTAACATAATACAGATTATTTTCAAATGGCATGTAATCCGTACTACCTGTATATGAATTATTAAATAATAATGAAAATTTACAGGTAGGTCTAAATATGTCAGATTTTTGTCTTTCATCATCAAACACTTGTTCCAAACTAACATCAATATTCCTATCAAATTCAACATTTATTTGAGCGGTTTGAACTAATGGAACATTGAACATCAGATTGGTGTCCGGTGCCGATTTATATCGTAAAGAACCTAAAATTACTCTAGTATCAATTCTATTTCCCATATTATAATGTTGTTGTTGTATCTAACCATTTAGTTGTGAATCTATCAAATGCCGATTTACCTTTTTTCAATCCAAAATAAAAATAAAACGGAGCTCCGGTATTAAACAATCTGTCATCGTATGAATTTGATTCAATAGAGTTAAACTCCGGATTTAATGTTCCATCAGGATAAACAGAATAAATATAACCTTTAAAGTATTTGTTTTCAGGACTTTGAGATGTTCTCATATATCTTGATGAAGGTTCAATTCTGTCTAACAATTGATAAGGATAATTAAAAAATGCCGGATTGTTTATTGGATTAGTATACCACCCATTTTTTTGAGACCCAAAAATACTATTGGTGTCATCTGGTTTTATATTCCATTGATAAAATGGAACCGTTTGAGTGAATACCGAAAAATAACTAAAAGTACACGGTTGATTCGCAATCCCATCAGGGTCAATAATCGTTCTTTTTGGTGATATAAAATCTCGCGTTTGAGTATCTGAAGAAAAGAAAACACCAAACACCACCTTATTAATATCACTTGACGGGTTATAATATATTGGGTTTTGCTGTCCAGCAGGATTGTCAGGATAATTTAACGATTGGAACGGCGCCACCGATAATTCAGAATTAATTGCAATCATTTGAGCGTAATCACCATCAATCATAAGTTTAGTTCTACTGAAAAATGATAGGATACCGACATTAGTTACCCCAATTCTTTCCAAAAATCCGGGACTAGCTAATCTTGTAATAATTAAAAGATTTAATAATTCAGAAACATCACCATAACTTGACGTATTTAATCGATTAGCAACATACCCATCAAAATCATCAGACATGACCAATTCTTGTATATATAAGTTTCTTGGACCTAAATCCATGATAGTTGTTGGATATTTTAAATTTTTTAAATTACCTCCATAACCACCAAATATACCACTTATAATAGGATTCGGTTCTGGTCTATCCATACCAACAAATTCAGAAGTACTATCATTCCAAGGACTACTTCTATAATAAAAATTATTGGTATCTTGGTCAAAATAAATATTTTCACTACAAATTCTACTCACAGGTCGATTTTGACTATTGAAAACAATATCATTAGAAAATGAAAAAGGATAAAGAACCCCATTAATCCAATTGTTCGTAAATAAATGTGAAAATACGTTTCTACACGCACCAAACATTACTTGAATCCTATTTGTCCATTCAAACACTACTTGAAAATCTTGACCCGATAATAAAGAAAGTATTGGTTGAGTAATCAATATATAGCAACCACCGTCAAACTTAACTTTACCGGAACCAAAACTCCAACAAGGATTTCCTTTATCGTATATTTTTAAATTATATTTACCCGGAGAAGGTTCATCACTATAATAACAACCTAACGGTGCCATATCGCCACAATTAAATGACTTTAAAATTTGATTAACAAGCTCTGGTTCAGCATCCGGGCCAACAATTGGTTCAGGAGCAAAAGCACCTGCTTCTCCCACAAATACACTTGATGACCCCGTCCCACCAACACTTTGATTAATAGTCGCACCATCATCAGTCACAACAAAGATTACAAAATTACTATTTGTATGTAACGGAAAACTATTACCTAAATTATTCTGAACTAATGTTGAAGTCGGTAATCTATCCGACCTCATCACTATTTTAGTTTGATTCGTACTATTTAAATTAAAAATTAAAGACGCTGCCGTAATTTCTGCAGGTGTTGTTCCCGAGCTTGGATATTTTGGTGCGTAGTAAACATTATCAAGTAAAAGTGGGTCTGGCGATATGGCTTGGTTTATATTTAATCTTTGATAAAACATTGAACCACCCTCAACAATCTCACCAGGATAGTAACCTCTATTATCAGTTGGTGACACATTTTCAGTACCGGCCCTTCTATTATAAAGTTTAGTAAAAGGCCCAACACAATTAACAAGACGAGTATACTGAATATCCCACTCAACAATAAACCCATTCCAACCTTGTGTTCCATCCGAAAATGAAAATGGTGGTGGAGAATTATTTATGTAATCATTAACCACTTTAATTGGGGAAGATGATGGTAATGTGACTGACGACAATGGTAGAGCCCCTTGTCCGGGAGTAAAACTACCATTTGTCGAATCTAGATTAGAATAAAATGTATGTAGATTACTCGTGAACGAACTAAAACCAAACGTTTCAGGTAATGGTGGTAGTGGTGGTAGAACTGTTGGTGGAGGTGGTGTTATAGATGGTTCAAAACGAAACGAATTAAAATAAAAATTAGATGTTAAATTACTTGTGGTAATATGATTAACACAATTTAAAGTACCTTGAATTGGGTAATTTAATTTATAATTATTACCTGTTATTATTGTTGATGAATTACCAAAATTATAACCAAATAATCGACTTAAATCATATTGAACTTTAGTTCTAGATGAATTAGGGTCAACACCTCTAACTAAAAATATGACTCTTTGTTTCTCAATTGATTTATAATACTCGACAGGAGAAAAAAACCTTTCAGTAGTATCCCAAGATAATGGTCTACCACAAGGAAACCCACTTACTGTATCATCAGTTTGAAATTGAGTTATACGATAAAATCTCATATCGTTACTTAAAAACCTATTATTAAATGAATTATTACTATTCCAATCATTAGGTGATGAAGCCGTGTTACTATTACACATTCCGCTATATTCAGAATAAGTCATACCTGTAATAACTTGAAAATATTCAACATCCATAGGGAATCTAGCATATTTAGGGTCACCTGAAAAAGTAACAATTTGATATTCTACCTCTGTAGGCATATTACCCGAACCATTCGGATTCGCATAGTTAATTTTTATTGTTCCGGGATTAGTTGTTGACCCACTATTTATTGTCGTACCTGTAATGGTATTTGTACCATACTCATTTAATGTTGTTCCGGTATTAATAACATTTTTATCTTTTGATAGTGCAAAATCTTGGAAAGACAACATGGTACCAGGTTCTAAATTAGTAGCATTTGGTGTACAAACAATCGCGATTACATTATCATAGTGAAATTTAGTTAATGGATTATTCAAATTCGGTTGAAATGTTACTTTAATTCTATTAACACCACCTCCCGGATTACTAGGACTTTCATTAAAATATTTTGCCTTGGTGTTAAATAAATTTAATCTTTCAGGTATAGTTAAACTTGATGTGAAATATGCAAACTCTGGTGAATCAGGTTCTGATGTACCACTAGCCGCGGTATTCTCATCATTATTTGTAGATATCACCATTTCAGGTACTCTAGTAGAAACCGTTAAAGTTTCCTGTTCAGTAAACCCTAAAGATTGCCCCGCAAACATAAACTGATAGTTAGAATCTGAGCTATAAATACCAGGGTTACCTGATGTTCCTGAATAGCTAGGTTTATTACCATATTGTGAAGAAATTTGAAATGGTGTTAGTAACGACGTACCAACCCCTTCATATTGTGTAACATCTTCAGTATCTACCGCTAACTGTTCCACACCCGGTTCATCTTTAGGTAAATTACTGTTATCCCCACAATCACAAAATGAACATTCAGGATATGATAAATTAGGTATTTTAATGTTTTTTAATTTATCAGGAAATTCATTAATATCCTTTATCATTTTATTTAAATCCGCAAAAGTAGGACAATCCAATTTATCTTTCCATTTTTTAAATGTTTTACCACCTAACCAATTAGGTAAATTAGCCAAAACACTTACAATACCATATAAAATATTACAAATTAAAATAACAACTGTCATAATAATAGCGATAATCACTGTTAAAAGTAATGCTAAAATTTTAAGAACAAACCAAAGAATATGAATAACAGGTATTAATGATATAAAAACCGGTCTGAATAAAAATAACATAATCCAAAATAAAAAATAAATTAAGTCAAACCTAAAAACACCATCATTTGTTGGGAACTTGTTATTTTCACTTTCACAAGATTCATCTAAAATATTTTTAATACCTATAAATTGTGTATTTAAATAACCTTTTCTATATTGGTCAACTAATTGAGAGACAGTATAAACTTTATTATATTGCATTAAATAAAACGTATCTGTACAATCTATTGCCGATTGAAAATCAACATAATCATCCCAATCTAAACTAAACGCGTATGACTTTTTTTTAAGTGTTGCGTTTGGGTTTGAACCACTATTAGTCCAACCATGTTCTTTAACATTTGGTACTAAAAAATACCCTCTTCTAACAGGTTCTGATATTGATGGTGATTGATTCCATTTAACTTTGAAACGATATTTACCTTTAGTTGGAATACCTTTTTTAGGGTCATCAGATATAACTTGTTCACCAAACTCATTAGTTATTAAATAATCCAAATTCATTGGGACATCTACTAACCACGCACCATTATCATCAATAACTTGACCACCCTCTTCTAAATCCACTGTCTCTAAAATTGGTTTACCTTGAGCGTCTAAAAAAATAGTTTGTCTTATAGCCAATATTTCTCCCGGACCGGTCACTAAAGTACATTGTGAACCGGATTTAAGTCGGGGTTTACAATTTCTCGGAAGGGCTTCGTCATCGTTACTTGAAACAATCGAACCCATAAAGATGGATGTTGGTCTAATATCAATACCGGATTCTTTAGATAAATCAAAATCAGTTCTTGTTATACCCAAATTACATATTTCAGGTTGACCCCATAACGGCTCAACCTCAATAGTTCTATTAAAATTAATAATTTGAGGTAACGAATTTAAATTTGTAGAAGATTTAAAATTTATACCCGCAACTTGAGCTGGCGTTGCAAGACCCATTCTTATCAAATCTTGGGGTGATAATGAGAATTCCCCAATATCTGATAAGTCAATATCAACAACAACTGTTTGACTTCCGGTTGGTACACCAAAAATCATATAGTCACCGCTAGAGTTTGTTACTGTAGAGTATTTGAAGTATTTGTCATATACCTGTATTAAAGTTGGGTCGGTTAAAACATCCTCCCGATTAAAAAAAGTTCCTGTTGGATTATGTCCACTATGAGATTTAACATATGGTAGTAGATTATATCTATAACCATCTTCATTCAAATCTGTTAATGTTTTATACGGATATAAATCAGAAGTAACCGGATTAAGTTCGTCATTTGTGTCTAAAGGTATAAACACAGAAACTTTAGCATTTGGAATACCAAAACCATTGTTCACACTTACCCTACCAACAATAACCCCGTAATCAGAGCATTGTCTAGTGTATATTTGACTTTGTAATAATTTTAGAGATAATATTTCTAAATACTCAAATTCTTGGTCTATCAAGACGTTAAGTGATTTGTCAACACCCGGCTCTGTACGTATTCTAAATGAATTGGACATAATAATCTTTTTTAATAAATAGTTTATATACTATTTTCAAAAGATAATTCAATAAATTTTAAAATAAATTGCTAAGAGAAATTAACCGTTTTAATATTTTTAACTCTCACATTGATATCTTTGTTTGGATATCTAACTTGATACACTTGTCTTGGTTCGGCAAAAATTGTATCATCAACTAATTCAATTTGTTTTGTTTCCGAATCGATATATCTTTGAGATGTTTGAGATGAAGAATATTGACCACCAACTTTATTAAAAAATGTCATATCAGAAACGGAAATAATACCATTTTCACTTTGAACTAATCTTCTTAATTCCGATACATTAACATTTTCACCCATTTCTTGGTTTGTCGGGTCAAAATAATCTGTGATTATATTAATTACTTGAGAAATAATTGAACCTTGATTTTGTGAATTATCTAACACAACATCAACATTTATAGCTAAGTCAATAACATTTGCACTTTCAATTGATACATAATCATTAATCATACGGTAATTTGATAGATAATTCGCCACATTATTTTTTAATGTGTTTGAAACTATCTCGGTTAATCTACCGGTCTCATCATATGATAACATTTGAACTTTAATTTTATTGTTTTCTTCAGTTATTGCAACTTTAGCCGGTGCACCAAATTGTGATGGCATTGTTCTAATAATTGATTCATAATCATTTACAGTAACTGCTCTGTTTTGAGCCGTAAAGTTATACGATACTAAATTCCTAACTTCTTCTGTTGTTGGATAATTTGCCCCACCTATAGCCGCTGTTACGTTGTTACATCTTAATGAATTAACAACTGTAGTATTAACAGATTCAGACGGACCATTTACAAAGAATGAAACTGTTCCAATTTGTGTAATAACTCCAACACCTAAATTACTTCCTGTACCACCACCAATCCTATATTGAACGAATAGGGTTGAATTAGGTTTTAAAGTGCTACCTAACGCAAAGTTATTAGAATATTTGTATAAATTTAATGGTTTACCATCTCGAGCAAATTCTCTTAATTGTTCGTCAGCAGATTGACTACCTCCACCAAAGGTCATTTTAAAGAACCCTTCAGGTGTAAATTCCGTAATAAATTTAGTGGCAGTATTTACATATCTACCTACTTTAATCCCGGGGTTGTCAGAAACTTTTGTTGGGTCTTCAATAAAAACTCTATCTTGAGCTAAAGCTTGAACTTCAAACCATCTATTATCAACACCTAAAAATTCTTGATTTGAAGGTACATTGGCATATTGAGTACCATCTTTCAATAACACACTTGTTACACCTAATACGGTCTTTTCAGGTAAAAATATTTCAAAAAATGGTCTTACGTCATTAGCAGTAATAACTCTCTTGAAAACTTTAGTAATACCGTTAACAATGGTCTCACGTTTTACAATAGTATAATTTAATAACTTATTGTTTGAATCAAAATTTGGAATTTTTAATCTATTAGGAAACCCATCCGCATTTGATGGTGATGAAAAATCAATATCATAAACAGTTTCAAATACTTGACCAGCACCACTTACTTGAGAACCTCTACGTAAAATACCACAATATCTTAAATCCTCTTTATCACCAAAAGCCGGTACAGTAATTGAAAAATCAACTAAAGCTACTGACGGTCTTTGACCCGGAACTTTTAACCCATAAGTTTTGGCAATGTTAAATACTGATGACCTTTGTTGAGCATACTGTAATACCGTCTCTTGAATACTTCTATCTATGTTGAATTGAAGGTTGTCGGTAACCGCAGCGTTTAGGTCTAATAATACAGAGAACACACTTGCATCATTAAAATTGTCAACTAAATCCGGATAATAAGTTCTTGTAAAGTTTATTAACTCAGTTCTAATTGATTGAAAATCTCTCGTAGTATACGATATTTTTTTATTTGCCATATTCTTTAAATATTTAGGATTACAAAATCACTAGCGTTAAACACGTCATTATTTATTTGATAATCTATTTTTACTTTCGCAGTGTGTTCTTTAGTTCCAATACCCGGTACTCTAAAAACACGTGTATCATATTGGTCAACATAAGTACCTTTATCTTCCTCACCATCTGATGCCGCAGTAATACTTATATTTTTAATTGTTATTCCCGGTATGTATTCTTCAACAGCATCTCTAATTTCAGCATCAATATCTGAAAATGTAGGACCATCTAATGGTTCAAAAATAAATTCATACAATCTTGTACCAAAATCGGGTAAAAAATATCTACTTCCTTTTCTAGTTAATAATAAATGTATTAAGTCCGTTCTTGTTTCTTCAGTACTATCTGTGGAAAGGTCTAAATACTTTCCATCATAAGAATCCCTAAAAGGGAAATTAATACCATATGTTTTTCCATCTGCCATATCTATAAATATAGTGTCGTAATTATTTCTTATAAATAGAGTAAAATAAAAAATCACGACCAAAGTCGTGATTAATATTTATTTCTATTAAGAACCACACCCAAAACACTCAAATTCACTGTCTTTTGGTTTTTGATTTATTTCAACGGTTGGTTTTTCAATAGGTTTTGGTTGACCCACTTTTGAAATATCCACAGCCAAATGTTTTGCTCCGGTTGATATTGCTTTAGTTCTAACATAATAACAAAGAGTTTTTAATCCTTTACCCCAAGAATGGAAGTGTGATGATGAAATCTTTGATAATGTTGGGTTAGACATATAGATATTCATTGATTGTGATTGGTCAATGAATGGTGCTCTGTCAGCAGCCATATCAATAAGTTCTCTTTGAGATATTTCCCAAATTGTTTTGTATTTTGGAATTAAATGTTCAATTCTCTTAACTTTCTTGTTGTAGTTTTTATCTTCAACATCAAGATAATGATTAAAGTTAATGTTTTGAATTGAACCCTCATTCATTATAATCTCATTTTTCAAATCTTCAGACCAAATACCAATTTTTTCAAAATCATTAATTAAGTATTTATTAACAATTAAGATTTCACCCCCAACTACACGACGATTAAATAATGCCGAGTGAGCCGGTTCTGTCATTTCAAATGAACCTGTAATCTTAGCAGAAGATGCAACCGGCATCTGAGCCGTGAATAACGAGTTACAAACCCCGTGGTTGGATACTTCTAACTTAAGTGAGTCCCAATCCCACATTCTACCTAATCCTTCGTAATCTAACCCCCACATATCAAATTGGAATATACCTTTTGACATTGGTGACCCTTTAAAGAATTTGTATGGTTTATATTCACCTGATTTACATAATTCCATACTCTCGGTGATTGCCGCAAAGTATATGGTTTCAAAAATCTCTTTATTTAATTGTCGAGCTTCTTCAGATGTGAAGATGTAATCCATTAAATAGAATACGTCAGCAAGTCCTTGAGTTCCGATAGCTATCGCTCTTTGTTCTAAACCACCTTTTCTACCTTGTTCAGTTGAGTAACTATTAATGTCAACAACTTTGTTAAGTGCTCTAACAACCTTTCTAACCTCATTATAAAGTAATTTGAAGTCGAACTCACCTTTAATAATAAAGTTTTTCAATACCATAGATGATAAAGTACAGATTGCAGTAGTGTTCTCATCAGTATATTGGTAAATCTCATTACATAGGTTAGATTGTTTAATCACCCCAATGTTTTGATGGTTTGTTTTTCTGTTCGCACTATCTTTTGAACATAAGTAAGGAACTCCGGTTTCAACTTGAGATTCTATAATTTTATTCCAAATTGTTTGTGCCTTTACTTTTTTACCAAGACCTAGTTCAACTGCTCTGTTATAACTATGTTCGTATTCTTCACCATAAGTTTCCTGTAATGGTTTGATACCCGCCTTTTTAATGTCGTTAGGACAGAATAAGTACCAATCAGAATTATTCTTAACCGCCTCCATAAAGTTGTCCGGTAACCATATTGATGTAAACAAATCTCTCGCTCTCATCTCTTCAGCACCCGTGTTCTTTTTAATCTCAAGTAAATCAATGATGTCCTTATGCCAAGGTTCAATGTAGATAGCTGCACTTCCCGGTCTTCTTCCTTGTTGATTAAAGAAACGTAATGATTCGTTAACTATTTTAAGGTATTTCAATAAACCACCCGCAAATCCTCCTGATGAGTTAATACGACTTTCTTTACTACGAATGTTAGACATACATAAACCAATTCCCGCAGCATCCGAAGAGTACGTTGAAATATCATTTAATGTTTGTAATAAACCTTCTCTTGAGTCCCCGTGATTGTATTTCAATACACAAGACGCTAGTTGAGGTGTTTTAGTCCCCGCATTAATCATAATTGGTGTTGCCGGGGAAATAAGTTGGTTTGACAATGATTGGTAATACTCAACCGCTTGTTCAAATGATTTAGTAACCCATAAAGCCACCCTCATATACATATGTTGTGGTCTTTCAATTACTCTACCTTCCGGAGTTTTTAACAAATACATTTCTTGTAATGATTTCCATGCAAAATAATCAAAATTGTAATCATTCTCGTGATTAATTACAGAATCAATATTTTCAGGACCATATTTTTCAATAGTTTCCATTAACTTATCATTAATAATACCATCAACGTGTAATGTGTGCATTGTGTTACAAAAACTATCATCAGTTTCTTTGTGGTACGCAGAAATTGCTACTGAAGACGCTAATCTTGAGTAGTCATGATGACTTCCGGTGTATGCCGCCGCAATCTCGTAAACTAACTTATCCAACTCTTTGGTTGTAATAACACCCTCTGTTGGAACTGAAGTTATCACCTTAATGAATACCTCATCAGCATTTACGTTTAATCCTCTTGCTGCTCGTTTAACTCTATTATAAATTTTTTGGGGGTTGAACGAAACTTCGTCCCCCCCTCTTTTTTTTATCTTTAATGACATCATATTAAAAATCTTCAGTAAATGTTAATGACTCACCCAATTTAGCTTTTTGGTACTCCATAGTTCTTGATTCAAAGAAGTTACCCTTTGTTTCAACAGCAATTTGTTCCATAAACTTAAATGGTTGTTCTACGTTAAATTGTTTTTTACATCCAAATTTAACTAATAAACCATCAGTCACAAATTCAAGATATTGTTTCATCAAGTTTGAGTTCATACCAATTAAAGATACTGGTATAGATTCAGTAATAAATTCTTTTTCAATCTCTAACGCTGATAATAAAATTTCTTTAATTCTTTTCTCACTTGGTTTATTCTCAACGTGATTATTAATCAAATGAATTGCAAAATCACAATGTAAGTTCTCATCTTTAAAGATAAGTGAATTAGCGTTACATAAACCTTGCATTATTCCTCTTGATTTTAACCAAAAAATTGAACAGAATGAACCTGAAAAGAAGATACCTTCAACCGCCGCAAACGCAACCAATCTTTCTTGGAAAGTAGAATTTTCAATCCAATCTAAAGCCCATTTCGCTTTCTTTTGAACCGCAGGTAATTTATCAATCGCGTGGAAACATTCATCTTTTTCATCCGCATCTGAAATATAAGTGTCAATCAATAATGAATACATTAATGAGTGAATATTTTCAGCCATAAGTTGGAATCCGTAGAAGAACTTAGCTTCAGGATATTGTACTTCTTTTAAGAAATTTTCCGCTAGGTTTTCGTTAACGATTCCGTCAGATGCTGCGAAAAATGATAATACATTCTTAACAAAGAATCTTTCATTGTCTGTTAAATTTTCCCAATCTCTAATGTCATTGGATAAATCAACTTCTTCAGCCGTCCAAAACGCTGCTTGATGTTGTTGGTAAAATTCCCATATATCATTATGTTCAATAGGGAAAATAACGAATCTGTTCGGATTTTCTTTTAATATTTTTTCTTCCATTTTTTTTAATTTTGTGTTTGTTGTTTTTCTTTTCTTTTTTCTAACAAATCTTTGATTCGTTGTCTATTTCTTTCTTCAGTTTGTTCTTCAAGACCTAAAAAGGTCACCGAACTTTCTGTATCAATTTCTAACATACCATTGTCAAATTTACAATTTTCAAAGACAATACCATCATCACCAATACGTGATTTAGTAATTGCAATCGTTGCTAGTTTCATTTCTTTTTGTTGTAGAGATTTTGCCACGGAAATAATTACGTGCCCAACCTGTGCTTTTTTGATTGAACCACCCATTTGGTCAGTAGTTACAACATCTGATGATATTGAACTTCTGTTACCTTGTGTTGCTGTCCAACCAACTAAATCAAGTTCATGACACATCGCCTCAAATCCTCTCATAACAGACCCTTCAGATTTCCATTCGTCACCCAAGTTTTTATCAGGAACAACACAATCAATGTAGTCCAATAATACCATATCAATTTTGTTTCCTTCAGAAATCATTTTTCTAATTTGATTCTTAATTTGCATCATTGTTACAGTATCTGATGGAAGTTTTTTAAGTATCAATTGATTAGTCATACTCTCCTTAATTTCTTGAACTTTAATCATAACCTCATCCTTTTTTAAAGACAATTCATCCGGATGGATTTTTGTCCATAACGTAATGTGTTTACGTTGAATAATCTTTGGGTTATCCTCAAAGAATATTTGTAAAACATTGTATCCCAAATTAAATGCGTGATTTGAGATTTTTGTCAGTAAAGTTGATTTACCAACACCTGTTGGTGCTAATACAACACCGATTTCACCTTTAGCTAAACCACCTTTTAATAACCTATCTATCCCCGGAATACCCATTGGTATCGGATGGCGATAATCTTCGTTTAAAACGTCATCTAAATTGCTGAAAACACTTTCTGTTCCCTTATCGTGTTCCCCAACTTGAAGAGCTTTACTTACCATCTCCTCTAATGTGTCGTAACTTTCAAATTCACCCGTGTCGATGATTTTTTGAGCTTTAACCATAACTTTCTGTAACTCCTGTTGCTTACAGAACTTCATTGATTTTTCTTGTACAAACTCCGCTCCCTCAAGTGTGGATTCCTTAACTTTATTAAGGGTATCAATAATGATTTTCGCAGCTAGAGGTTGTTGTATCTCAGATTTTGTGATTTGTTCTAATGTGTCAAAGGTTGGTGTATGTTCGTATTTTGTATAATACTCTTTAATCATTTGAATAATTAATTTGAAGTATTTATTCTCAAAATAACTTGTTTCAATCACATCGATGATAGACCTTGAAAAATCTTTATCAATAATGATTTGGTTTAATAATTGTATCTGAAAGGTACTACCTAGATACTCGAAATTTTTGTTTGACGCCATATATTTTTTCTTTTAGTGTATTAATAAATACTACACACTTAAGGTAACATCCATATATTTTTTTGTTAAATTTTTAGATGAAAAAATGTCAGTCAAGTTCATCAACAAGTTTTTTAGGTGTGGGCGTACATCCACAGTGTATCTTATCTTTGGAGGGTATACTTTAGCGTCCACTTGTCTATGACAAATTGTCACATCATTTTGTTTGATGAAGATGTTAAAGTACTCCGGACCATCAGTATATGACGTTTCCAAAATAGCCGGATTGTTAATAATTTCGTACATATTATCAGACATATACGTTACTGTTTTCAATGATAATTGAGTTTGAATGTCTTCTTTAAATTCACGAAGTAATTCATAAAGTTCTAATGAGTTCTTTGCCTCATTGTTAAACTCTCTCACGTTAAAAAATCTTTGTACAATGATGTTATCATTTACCATCATTAAGAATTCTAATTTTACCGATTCTTGGTCTTTCATAGTTTTAATTAATTGTTGTTATAATTTCTTTTTTCTTTTCTTGTTAGTTTCATAAAGGGTCTAACAAAATTTACCCATGCGTCATCCCCCTTTGGTAGATATTTAAAAAAACCGTCTTCCATCATCATCTTTATAAGATTCCTATGTCCCCGACCATCCGGGTCTAACGTTTCTCTATAATATAACTCTACAAGTTCTTTAGCATCATCAGTAATTAACGGATTTGATAGATTTATTATTTTCTCATTAATAGTAAAAAATTCCTCTCCATGAACACCACTTTTAGTTTTACCCGATATTAAATTTTGTAATGTTTTATTATTCTTGTTTTCTTTAAGTAGGTTCTCAGCTTTTTCTAAAATATCGGTAATTGAAACCGGTTTTTCAAGTAGCTCAGGGAAAAACTTAATAAGAGTTTTCTCTCCTAAACCTGAAATACCATCAATGTTATCAGATTTATCACCCGATAAAATTTTATAAGTTTTAATATTTTGATGAGGGAATTCGTAAATATCACATTTGATTTTACTACCTAATTGATAAGTTTCTTTGGTTCTTGGATAATATACCGACACCTTATCTGAAATAAGTTGGGTAAGGTCTTTGTCCCCCGAATAAATAGTTTTTTGTTCGTTATCCGAGATTTGGCAATAGTAAGCTATCAAATCATCCGCTTCGTTATTATCTACGTTGATTTGTCTCACATAACAATCCTCCAAGTATTGTTTGATTCTTTCTTTCTGCTCAGTGAAAGAATCTAACTTATACTCGTTGTCTCTGTCTCTACGTTGTTCTTTGTATTGGGGATAAATAAGTTTTCGAGTTGAAGAGTTATCATCACCATCCCACATAACAACAACTTTATCAAAGTTTTGTTCATCTATGAATCGTCTAATGGTATTCACAAAGTGCCATAAGGCACCTATGTGTTTTCCATTATGATAATAATCTTTTACTCCGTGAAAGCCAATCTTTACTAAATTATTGCCGTCCACTAATAGGGTTTTAACCACTTGTTTTGTTTGTATTCGTTACTAATCTTTTTCTTCTACTTCTTTCAAGTCAAAATCACCATCTGTTCCGATAATGTTTTTCCAATATTCAGAATATTCTTTTTTGTACTTCTCAATTGAAGCTTTTTCTTCTGAAGTTTCTTTTCCCGCCAAAAATCCATGAGGGGTTACAATAATCTTACCATCCTCATAACCAAGTCCATTGATATGATTTTTCATTACGGAGATTTTAGTTCTTACCGCAAATTTGATAGTTCTCTTATCTTTAGTTGCCGTAATCTTTGTTGTTCCTGCACCTTTTTCATTTCCAAAACGGAAAACTAATGAAGAGTTCAACCAAATTGCTTCACCACCTTTAGCTTTAATTTTAGGTTGTCCAAATGGATTATCCGGAAGTTCAACCCACGGTTGGTTAACAATAACCAAAGTATTCTCATATTTAGAATCCGCTTTACGACTTCCTGATATTCTTTGATTAATACCCATACCTATTTTGTCAGCTAAAGCCGCTGCGTTATGTTGTTTACCTCCTTTACCTTCGTAAGTCATTTTACAAGGAACTGAACCAACAGAATCCCATAAAAATAATAAACTATAATCTAATTCACCTTTCTCTTGAGCATCTAATAAAGAGTTAATGTAGTCAGTAATTTGTTCAATATAATCAAAGTTATTATTGAAGATATAAAACCCATCCCACTCTAATTCACCTGTTTCTTCATCAACCATTTCTTCACATTCAAAACCCATAAGTTTTGCGTGTTCAAATGACCATTTTTGTTCGGTGATAATGAATACCGGTAATATTTGTTTTTTCTGAGCATCAACCGCACATTTTACTAAAGCAGTCGTCTTACCAGTGTCTGAGTGACCTAAGAACATATTTAAATGCCCTATTGCTGGTCCCGGAATACCAACCGCATCCAAAAAGTCAGGACCTAAGTCAAAAAACCTTTGTGGTTTGTATTTTGCAGATGTAGAAAATTTATCCTTAATGGACTTAAAATCGTGTTTTTTAATTGCCATATATCTAATTAATTTAATTTTTTTAGTTTTTTAGACAACTTGGACACCGAGTATGTCTCAGTGTCCAAGTTATATGTCCAAGTGTTTTTGATTAGAATGGCATATCCTCATCCCCTTCGGCATCCGCTTGTGGGTCAATAGGTGCCGATGGTTTAGAACCACCAAATGAAGTTTCATCTTCGTCTGAATTACCATAATCGTAACCACCTTTATCAGAATTCCATTTTGGAGTTTCACCTCTTGCGATAGCTTCTAAATACTCAACCGGTTTTTTAGAGTAAACATCTTCCCAAGTTAACTCATCGTTAACCCATCCGTCAGCAGTTGCTTTATCCTCATGAACAGGAGCTGCATCGTCATACATAACCGTTTGAATTACTGTGTAAAAAGCACCTTTTGGAGTTTTTGCTTTAGTCAATTCTAAAATGATATCTCTACCTGTTAAAGGGTCTGTGATATCACCTTTATTTCTCCAAATTGGGATAATTTTGTCTAAAATACCCTCGTTTTTGTAGTTATGTTTAAATCTCCAAAATTTAACACCATCCGCCTCGTTATCTCTATCAATAACTTTCACAATGTAAAATTTACGTGATAAGTACTGTTTAGCTAACTCTTTGTCAGATTCTTTTCCGGTTGAACGAAGTTCTTCGTAAACCTCATTTAAAGGTGAACGTTCGTTGTCGTTTTTTCCCGGGTCATAAAATTTTTGGAATTTTCCATCTACTTGAATCTCGTGATACCAAACTTCTTTAAATGGTGTAGAACCATCTTTAGTTGGTAAGATTCTTAATCTTCGTTGCCCTTGAGTTTCCTTGTCTTGAAGGATTGCCGCGAAGTATTTTTTCATTCTTTCTTCTTGTGTGAATTTTGAGGTGTTAGAAGAACCACCTTGTTTTGATTGCTCGTATTGAGCCAAAACTGCGTCTAATGAATTTGTCGCCATAGTGTTTAAAATATTTAAAGGTTTATAAAAGTATAAGTGTCAGCCGTGTGTTTGTCAAATTGTTTTGTAAAAAAAACGGTCCGAAGACCGTTAAAATTATCTTACTTGTCTAAATGGATTTACTTCGTCTTCAAAATTTCTGAAGGTTTTTTTAATCTCATTTGGGGAATAATCTTCAACTTCGTCTTGAGTTAAAATATATTCATTTTTTCCTGTTTTTTCCATATCCTCCTCTTTATCATCAAAAAATTGACTTAATTTTTGATTGAAAGGTCCTGAATCTAGTGTTCTTAATTCTAATCTTTCTTGAGGTGTTTTTTCTCTGTATTTTTCAACTTTAGATTCTAAATCATTTAATTTAGTCATAATACCATCCATTTCACCTAATTTAGTTTCTAAATTATCTAAATGTTGGAATAGGTTACTAAAGTATTCTTCTTGTTTTTCTTCAACTTTTTTCTGCGATTTTACTAAATCAGTAATATCCATTTCCTCAGTTTTTGATTCTGATTTTGTATCATCAATTTTTTCTACATCCGGGTCAGTCGCAACATCAACCGGTTGAGGTCCTGCCGGAGCCGGTGGTACTGTCGCAGCATTTGGGTCTGCCGGTGGAGCCGTTTCAGGGGCTAATCCTGCATCAGGAGCCGGAGCGGCATTTGGGTCAACTTCACCTGGTGGTGGAGGTAACGTAGCATCTTGTTCAACAATATATTGATTGATAGAATTATATCTAGCAATTTCTTCTAAAATTTGATTGTCTATTTTTTTCATGTTATTAACCGTTTAATAGTTGTTTTACACCTGTTAAAGTTTCAACTTGAATTCTCTTATTTTTGTTTAATGTGTTATCCACTCTTTCAATTAAACCATCTTTCATTCTGATAGTATAACAATCACCTGTGTCTAAATCACATACTTGTTTAGAACCATCTCCCAAATCTTTTTCGGTACTTCTGGTATTTTTACCTAAATAGTTGTCTAATATTAATTTTGTGTCCATAATCTTTTATTTATAAATATCTTTTATTTTGAAAAAACTTAATTTAACATGTTGTCCCGTTTTTTGAACACGGTTTTCCGTCCCAAATAATTTGTGTCCCAGTATAAGGTTCACTATAACAATTACAACAAATATCATTTTTAATAGAATCCCACGTACCTACATCAATTATTTGACGATATTTAAAATCCTCATCAGGACAATCTATTGGTGAAAGAACTCTCGTGAATGCGTAACTAATATTTGGAAAAGCGTTCGCTTTAACTATAAAAGTAATTCTATACGTCTCATCATTTCTAGCCGCCTCTAAAAGTTCAATAACTTTAGGTGATGAAACAAATGAACCCACATTTTTATTTGTTGTTGGTTTTATTGTAAAACTACAAATTTCAATTTTATCCATACCACCCAAAATATATAATTTAGCAGGATAATCTTGGGTTAATAATTCACCTTCATAGTAAAGAACAAAATTACCTGTAAGAAGACCATTACTATACTGAAGATTTTGCATACTAGCCGTACTAAACGCTTTAGCATTTTCAAAAATCCCAGCATCCGTATTAGCCTTTGGAGGTGTACTAGGTGGTAAACTACCACTTTGATTTCCACTACCAGTTTTAAATAGGTCAATTGATTGTTGAACACTAGTTTCCATCTGACTTACTTGACTCGGATTATCTTGGACCAATTTGTTATATACATCAATATTTTTTTGATTTGCTGAGAAATATAATGTATAAAATTTAACAATCTCTTTTGCGGTTATATCAGGTAATAAACTAATTTTACCACTAAATCTTGCAATTAAAAACTCAACATGCTTAGACAAATCTGAAAAAATTGCGTATGGTACATCAGTTGAACTACAATAAAATTGTTGATTAAAATAAGAGAGACCTGTTTGACCCCAATTTTGTAATAAATTAACACCTGAATAATTGCTTTCTTTTGTCTCCAATTCAGTTCCATTTGATGACCCTAAATAAATTGTTGCAAACACTAAATATCTTAATTTTTGGTCAGAGGTTTGAGTAATAATTGTACTAATAGCGTCTTTATATTTAGATTTAGTTGTTGTTGAGTCAACTTTACTATATTTTTCATAATTACTTACTGGTTTACATTCTGAAGAATTTTTTGAAGTAGTCGCGTCTTTCTTTGTTGCTTCTTTAACAGCATCATTAGTTTCACTAATAACATTGTCCCCTTTTGTAGCACTTTCTTTTATCACCTCTTGTTTGTCTTGTTTATTTTTTTCAATAATTGAAGTCAATAAATTAGTTTTTAACGTTTGAATGTAACTATCTATTTCAGGTAAGTTTGATACCGCTTGTCTTATTCCTTTGAAAACCGTTTCAAATGTTCCCGGCCCAATACTATGATTCACTTCTTGTATCATATAAGCACCACTGAACATAGGAACGTGTCTTAAATTGAAGTACATAGTTGGTTGAATCATCGCATTACCCATCATAGAAACAGTACAAGCATAACTTCTATTTTTATATAAATTATATAATGAAATATTTTGTGTACCAGCAACTTTACCTGAAGATTGTTTAACTAACTCATCAGTTTGTTGTAAAGATTCTGCGGTAGCTTGTCCCGCACTTTGGTCTATTTGGAATCCATGGAAAATTGATTGACTTTGTGGTCCAACATCAACATTAAACCCAACAACTTTATTTGATTTATCCCAATCGGTTTTACCGATTTGGTCTTCAATTAATGGATTATCACTTGCTCGTCTTAAATCAAAAGAGTCACCTTTAAATCTTACATTAGCATTGTTTTGAAAATCAGGTTGTTCACTTGGTTTACCCGCATAAAAACACACCATTTTTGCTGAAGAATTTCTATAATCAACATTTAAAAACGTACCAAACATCGTGTTCGCAAAATCAAGAGACCCCTCTGGTTTTGGAACAGGATTTTTAACAGCATCTTGTACATTATAAAAGTTAACATATGAAGGTATGTTCATAACAACAAAATTATTTTCAACTAAAATTGTTTGAACAAAAGTCAACATACTTGTTTTAGGGTTTATATCTTTTAATCTAAATTTTAATTTATTAACATCAACTAATACTTTATCCCCAATGTTTCTGTTCGCTCTATCCATTAATAAAACATCTTCAAAAAGTGTTTTAGTTTTAAAGTCATTACCTGATATCCATTTATCGTTTAACGCTTTAAACGCCTCCCAATATTCTAATTTTGTTTGAGGACCTTCTAATGCCGTCGCAAGTGCAGTATCTGGTGTACTACCAACATCCGGTAATTGTTTTTGTAATTTAGGCATTAATTTATTAATAATAATACTTTGGAATTTATCCGTACTTGCAATATAATCATTCATTAAATTAACAAACTTATTATAATTCAGAGTATCATCATTTAATTTTTGAGTCGCATAAATTTTAATAATAGGTGCGAATGTTTTTATATTTTCAACACTAAAATCTATATTACAATCAACAAAAAAATCTGTAATGTATGAACCATCATTTGTATATTGTAATTGAGGTATCTCCGAAAAACCAACATATAATTGTAACGCTCTCCATTCATTTGGGTAATTTGTAATTGATTGTGATAATGTTACCGTACCCCCTGATGTTGGTAATGGAATTGGTGTTTGGAACGAATATTTACTCCAAGTATATGGGTCAGCAATTAACGCATTTGAAAAAGTATAAAATAATCTTTTATCAAAGTTTGCCGGATTACCATATTTGAACACAACGTCATAATTTAAAAATGACTGTAAAATATTAGTTAAAACGTTCAACTGCGAATCCGAAACCGCAGAAACTAATTCTGTATTAATGTTTGTCCCCCCCACTTTTGGAATCCTCATCAAACTTCTCATTAACATTTGAAAGTTTTTAAACGATTTAGTTGTTTCGCTATCACTATTTGAAATAAACTCATCATCAAAATCATATATTGATTTTGAAAAATTTAAAAATTCTGTTTCAAAACTATCTAAAACCTCTGTTTCAAATACTGAGAATATTTCACTTATTTCAGTGTATTGGTCTTGTTTACCGTTAATTGAGAAATTCTCTTGTTTGGTATCACCTGTAATGTTGAATACTTGTTTTAAGTATTTTATTGGTGTTGGTTTAACAACTTTATCTATATCAAAATACCCATAGTTAGGTGCTGACCAAAACATTCTAACCGAACCATTATACATTGCGGTATTACCGGTAATCTCATATTTTAGTTGATTAGTTTCTTCAGTAATACATTCATTACTTGTTTGATTTATTAACGCACCTTGAGATGGGACAATAAATGAAGAAGTTTGGTCCAATGTTGTAATATAAACTGACCAAGGAATAACTCTTAAATCTCTTTTTGGATTATTTGGGTCAAACCCTTCAGGCATATTAATAATTGCTTCAGGTACGTAATTTAATGTAACCCCTGAAGTAAATCCATTTTGAATATCTGTATCGGTGTAACCTGAATATATTTGGAAACCTTGATAAAATACATTAAAGTCATTAATTAATAATGGGTAAAAACCTGTATTAATTAATGAAGATGTTTCAACACCTAATGTTGTGTTTTTTTCTAACACAATATCCATCTGAGCCCCATTAATTATTAAATTATAATTTTTACTTGGTGAATTGGTTACCGGGTCATAATTATGAACATAACTAAAACCTGACCATGACGTGTCTAAAATATCTTTACCTGTTTCAACAAAATTTTTATATCTATTCCAAACAGAACCAATTTTTAATATCCAAGCATATGGTAACTTATGAACCGCACCAAATTTCTTAAGTGTTGCAAAAATATAATCTAAATCAGTTGCCGAATTAGACGAATAAGTTTTATATTTTTCTCTAAGTGTAGATAAAGGCAAACTATTTAAAAACAAATATGCTGAAGCAACAAATGGATATTCATCGTTATTTCTAAAATTTTTAACACCTTGTTGGATTGAATTAACAAAATATGGTGTGTTAAACATTGAAACGGTTTGATTACTCGTAACTAACCCTGAATAGTCATTATATCTTAAATTACCTTCTGTTGGTAATTGTTTATCAAAACTTCTATTTTCATAAAATAATTTTAAATCAAAGAAATAAATTGGTGATTTAATTTCATTAAATAAAAAATTAGTAAACGGTCTTCTATCATTATTATTAGTTATATCTAAAAAATTAGATATAATTTTTTTATTAGTATTATACGTTAATACTTTTGTTGTGTTATATGATGATTTGATATCCGAAATCGAATTCCCATTTGCCAATTCATTTTTAACCCAAGGAAAATTTGTAAATGGGTATGTATCAGTTAAATTAAAAATATTACTTGAGGTTGAATTTGAGATAAAATTAACAACATTATTTTCACCCGGTAGGGAAACTAATGGTTGGGATTTATTTTCGTTCAACAAGTTTTGACTTAAAAATTCATAACTAGAATTATTAACTTTATTTTTAATGTAAGAAGTATTAAAAATACCTCTTATAAAATTTTGCCAACTTTCACCCGTACCGTCATTAGATATGTGTCTCATTAATACCTCAAAATTACCCGCATTAATCCCAAACTCTTTTAATTTTTTAATAATAAAAGGGTTATCGTTAGATAAACTTTGAATAATATTAATACTTTCCGCCTCAGCAATAACATCCGTAACTTTATCTTGGTCTTGGGTATTACCATTACTTCTTAATAAACCTGAATAATTTGATGTTAAAAATATTCTTTCAAATATTTCATAAAAATATTTTATTTCTTCCTTATTGTCATAAACAGCATTACTAATTGGAAATTCAATAGCGTCCAATGATACTCGTTGAATATCCGTTAAGGGATTTTCAGTTGTTAACGGGTCTGCAGGTGGTTTTACCGTTTGAGTTGTTGCCCTAATAAATTCTTCCACAAATTCTACTTCAGGCCATAAATCTGTTTGATACGCCTTCGTTTGATTTATTACGTTTTTATCACCAGGATAAGTTAATTCAAACATTTCACGCCCATCCTTACCTGATGTTGCAACTAACATTTGTGGCCACGGGTATATTGGTAATGTTTCATTATCTCCTGAAGATACGTTATCCACACAAGCAGTTGCAGTTTCAGGATTTAAAATAGAATTCCTTCTAGCTTTAATTTGTGTGTCATTTAAATTCCAAGCTTGAACGTGAACATCGTCCATCAATCTTAAAAACGCCTCTCCATTTGCAAAAATAACCGCAAGTACATTTCGGATATTTGGAACAAACCCAATACCATTATCTTTCTTTTGTAATAAATTAGTTAAAGCTTCTGTTAAAGCTTCTTGAATATTTTCTTTAGCTTTTTTTACATTAGTACCCATTTGATTGATTAAATCTTCAAATCGACCAACCCCTTCAAATATATAATATTGAAATTTTTTTTCTTCCGAACCTTTTTTATTTACTATTACTAAAGAATTAAAAACCCCTTGTTCCGCCAATTCATTATCAAATTGTTTAAGTTGTTCAGCATTTGGTGTTGTTGATAATTTTTTTCGTTGTCGATATGTTTCTAAAACATTTACATCCCCATATTTTGGTTCAACAGGAAAAATATCTGTTGTAATTTTAAATGTTGATTTTGAACTAGTATTTGTTTTACCATCAATTGTGTATTTACCATCCACACCACAAACAGGATTCTCATCCATTTTTTCTTTTGCCTTACTAATAATACCTTGTAGTTCACTTAATGCCGCAGTTCGTTTTGTTTGAGTGTCTATTTCACGTTTAAATGTATAAACTTTACTACCCTCAGTAAGACCATTAACCCCTTTCATAACCAAATAATTCTCAGTATCCATATATTTGGAAAACCAAGAAGTTCCCGCCCCAACATAAACATCTTTATCCAAATTACCTAATAATCGTTGATACTCCTCAACGTAAGTTAATGGGTCTAAATTTTGTTGAGAAAAAGATGTTAGAATGTTTTTAATAAAATTTTCAATTCTATCTCTCATTTGAACAACGGTTATTTCCGGAAAATCATCAGGTATCATTCCTTTTGATTTATATTCACTATATAACTCTCTAACTTTTTGATAACCTCTTGATACTATTGAGTCCTGAACATTTGAAAAGTTGGTAGCCCCACCTTTAGTAGTTTGTATATTAACTCTAGATTGGTACATATGTGGAACAGCCGTCAACGCCGCCATAGGTACTTCACTCAATAATGTATATTTGTATGTGTAAAAATGTAGTTTGATTTTAAAATTACCATTAGACGTATCATATCTTGATGAAAACGTTTGTAACATTAATTGTAATTTAACAGCCTTACCATAAAATCCTTTTATAGTTAATTGGAACATTGGATAAGGTAAATTAAAAAATGCCGCATATGGTGAATTATCACCCGCCTCAAACATCGCTCTACCTTTAACATCTTCTAATTCAATGGTGATTGAAGGTAAAAAATCTAAACCTTGTCTAATATTAATAGAAGTAATACCTAATAAACCATTATCAACAGATGCTTGTTTACCACCCGAATTAATTGTTTGTCTAATATAAAAATCACTACTCTTATTTGGATTTGAAATAGAGGTTAGTTTTGGCTGATTCACACCATTACCGGTAATCGTATCTTTACCTGTTATTTCATCAGTATATGAATTGTCTAAAAATGTTTTATCACCCGGTTTTAAAAAATTAATACTGGCAATTGAAACTGTTTGTACTTGGTCGTTATTTGCAACACCAAGGGCTAATTTAGTACGTGGTAATACTTTACACTCTAAATTAGCGTACATCACTAAATTTTCTTGTTTAACATATCTTTCTTGTACTTTTCCGTCACTATCTATGACTTTATTTGGGTCAATGATTGATATGTTATTATAATCAAACTCAACTAATATATTTTCCGATTTATCTACCATAATAAAAGAAGTAATTTTCTAGGTCATTGTTGTAATCCTGTAATGAAGCAATTAAAGGATAAGGGATTGTCAAGATTGCCCCATCAGGGATATTCCACTCTTGACCTGCGTATATTGGATTTGCTTGTAATATTAACCAACCAAAAAAAGGTGTCCCATAATATTGTTGTGAAACTTTGTCTAATCTAGATTGAGCAACTTTAAAAATATATCTTTTATCTGTGGATTTACTTGGCAGAGTAACATATGGAACAACTGTTTGTCGTCCATTAACAATAAAATTATTGTATCTATTATAATAATCTTTAGTACCCATAATTAATCAAATTTTATTTTACCATCAAAAGTTAAAGGGTCGTTATTCACATTAACAGTTTTATATAAATTAGCAATATCCGTTTTTTGTTGTGTCTCGGTAGCAGGGTCAGGAACTGTTGTGTATGTAAACTTTCTTAACTTACCTTTAGGATAAGCGGTTTGGTTTACAAATTTTGAATACGATTCTTTATCCCTAATTGTTTTAATAAATTTTTGTTCAGCAACTAACTCTTTTTTAGTTAAATCCGCAAAATCATCACAAATATTATTAAATTTTCTAACTAATTTATTATCATTCTTTAATTCTCCACTAATAATAGCGTTTTTAAATTCAGTTAATTTATTGTTATCATTGAATATTTGCGCCATTACCATGAATTGTCGTTTATCCTCAACAGATGCCGTAGCAAATTGTTTAGATATTGGTTCAAATTCTCCCGGACCTTCATACGGTACGGTAACAGTTGTAATTATTTTTTCAGCTTCCATTAAAACATTAAACTCATCTAATCTAACACCAACTAAACGATAATCATCACATAATTCTATATACGTATCCAATGGAGACCCAAGACTAGCACTATTAACTTCAGTAGTTCCTGAAATAGTATAAACACGAGGAACACCCGTATCTAAAATTTTACCATCAGTTTTTGTTGTTACTAAATTTATCTTTCTAATTATTTGAACCATATTTTGTTCTAAAACCACAATCTCTTGAATTTTAGTAAACAAACCACTACTATAATCACCTTTTAACGTGTTAATATATTGATTCATATTTGTCTTAACTCTTTGAATTGTTGCATCTGTAAATTTAAAACCAACTAATCTTGATATGATATAATTTTTATTAGTAGGGTTGTCAGCATTTATATCTGAGATAAACGTACTAAATAACGAATCAACTTTAGTTTCAACACCTTCAGGTTTACCGTAAATTGGTGCCAATACACTACTAGAATTTAAACTTATTTCTCCGGAAGTATATAATCTATCTTGTGTTATTAATTGCCAAACACCATAATTATAAGATTTGACAATACTATCACTTTGATTTAAGATATTTGTATAATATTCTTGTGTTGAATCTAATATTTTATCCATAATAGTCATATAGGTAATTTCCCCTGTTTGACCACTAGTAACCGGAATATTTGTTAATATGTCTCCAATAGTATTTCCACCATCGTTAACAATATCATTTTGAACATTATTAACTGTAACCGGTGGTTGTGCATCTAATATTGACTGAACTAATTTAGCGTCCAAAGCTGAAGTATCTTCAGTCCAAGTCGCTCTTTCATCATAAATTTCAGTATTAGCATAGAAATTAAATGATAACGCATTTTGTAGTTGTTCCACAGGTCTAGCTAATCCCATACCACCAATCATATCAAAACTTAAATTAACATTTGCAATCATTGGTTGAATACCAATACCTTCAGGATTCATATCTAATATTAATGGTTCATATGTAAATGAAATTGTTTTTGGAATTATTTTACCATTATAAAAATCCCCAATCCTTAATACTAAAACCGGTGGTGCCCCAAAGGCAGTATTTACAGCGTCGTTATATTTTGGTTTACCATCAACACCAATAACAGGTATCGTTTCACCAGGTCTAACACATTGATTTAAGAAAGTTAATCGAGCATTTAATCCTTCAGGAGTCATAGAGTGAAATGCAGGATTAAAAAATCTAATTTTATCCGCAATAGAACCATATAGAATAGGATTACTTTCTTTAATAACATCAAAATAATCACATTCTGTCAATAACTGTCTAATAATACGTTTTCCAATACCTTCTTTTAATTTTTGTTGTATTTCAATTGTTTGAACAGGTTTAATAGTATTAATTGTTGTTGCACTAACTTCAGGTGTTACTATTTCAACTTTTTGGGTTGTTGTGGTTGTTGTTACTGTTGGAGTTACTAAAATACTACTAATCTTAACTCTTCTACACGCCATAGCATCTGTAGAATACACTTCAGCCTCTTTATTTGAAGTTGTTGTATTTGTGTTTGATTTAATATTTTTACTACAATCAACTTGAGAACCACTACCTGACTCACCTTGAGGAATTACAATTTGTTCACCTTGACCACTTTGTAATGTAATTTGAAATGTTTTATCTTCAAAAAATGGAGCTAAATTAGCGTCACCAATTTTATATGTTTTTAAAAATTGAATTACTGAGTCATTTCTTCGTTTAGATAAATTAGTATTATACGGTACACTAGCGGTCGCAGATGCCGACCCAACCATTTGTATACTAATAGTCCCCTTTTTTTCTTTTAATATGTTATAAGCATCAACAATAAAATTACTACTATTATTAGCAATTTTATTAAAATTTGATATTACAATATTATCGAAAAATTCTCTTACATTTCTATTAACACTACCAGCGTTAAATATTCCACTTGCGGTATCCACATATTTTGTAATGTTTGTTGGTGCGGTATAAGCCGAATATGTGACATCATAAGGTACTGATGATACAACCCCCTGTGATTTAGGGTCAGGAATATCATTATCAAAATAAAACGCCAATTGAGAATAATTCTTTTTAAAGTCATCAATTGAAGTGTCCGGATTAGCAGTTTGAACCGCAGCATCTGCAGGTGTTCCCGCACCTCCTTGAGGTACAGAATTTTCTCTCGGAATGTTAGCGCTAACATTCTTTAACTCTTCATCCGTTAATCTTGGATTACTTAAAATCTCTTGATATGTATATAAATCTTTTGTAGGTATAGTATTAAATTTTAACGCTAATTCATAAATGTCATACTTAACACATCCTGCAAAGAATGAATCGATTATAGAATTAATTCTTTCTTTACTCTGTCCTTTTAATTGTTTTTCAACAATAGTATTCATAACTGAAGGACTATCCACAATAATCTTCCAACTTAATTGTCCACTTCTACTTGTATTTTTATACGTATAGATTGGCTCAGGTCTACCTAAAAATGAAGTATCATTCCAATTAGCAGTACTACTATCTGAAAATTTTAAATCATAAGGTGGAAACCACATAACTCTACCCCCATTTGGACCTTTCTCACAAACAGGTAATTCATCATAAGTAAACCCAGGTCTACTTGATGTTCTCCAAGCTAAGTTCTCAATTGAGAACATATATTTTTTAGCATATCCCCCCGTTCCATTAACATTATTTGCTATAATGTTTGTTGACCCCGGATTTCTTAATGGAACAATATTTAAATTGTATGTATTATCTAAAACAGAATGTGTAAATCTTCTACCTGATGTAGTTATACCATCTGTTTTTTGTAAATCATTGTAAGTATAATACGGATTATCTTTAGTAAAAACCCTACAATATTCTATACCGGCATCACCTCCTGTTGTATTATCAGTATATGATAAAACTTGAGAACCTTTAGTAATTTCTTTATACCCATCGTGGAATACCTTACTAATTTGATTCATCGCATTACCAACGTGTTTTAAACGGGCTTCACCCGTAACACCATCAGCCGAGTCAATTAATCTTTGAGTTTGGTCTAATATGGAAGTTTCTTTGAACTCAATATTTGTCGATTCATCTCTTGTAATGTTTCCACTAACCAATTGATAATCCTCATCGATTGTTCCTGAACCACCACCCGGTATCGCACGGAATCCGGCATTGGCTTTATATTTTGGAGATACCCAAACAAATCCACCGTCAATACCTCCACCGTCACTGTAAGACCTTCCTCCTAAACCAAAATTACTAAGAGCTGATTCATTACCTTCATATAATATACCCATCTCTGATGGACCATATACTGGTGAAGGGTCTTGTTGACCAAATGCGTTAACAGGTATTTGATTTGGGGGTGAGGTAATATAAGACGGCTCTGATGTTCTATTACCAACATAATAACCACCAACTAACGTACCATTACCCGGATTAATATTTGGAACTAATAAGTTAACTAAACCTTGAGCAACACCAAACAATAAACCATAATCTTTATCATATGATGGTTGATATCTGTTATAATTAATATTTGCAAATAAAACTGACCTTTGTCCGTTACCGGTGTTTGCCAAGAATATTTGTGAACCACTTCTATTAAGGTTTAATATTGGACCTAATAAACCACCTGTTAATTGATTTACGGTGTTTAATGCGTTTGATGTTTGTTGTGTTTGACTATTTTCGTTGTTATCGTTAAAATAATCACCAGGTATTAATGAAACAGGCCAATATGCCCCCGCTAATCTTGTTAAGAAGTCGGCTGCCGCAACAACAGGGTTTTCAGGTACGGTAATCTTCCAATTTTTATAAACTAAAGGTTGTTGACCCGACAACATCATACTAATCTCAAACGGGTCTTGTAGAGATTCTAAATTAATTAATCCTAATGTATTTTGAAATAACTCAGCATCAATTCTTTTTTTCAATAAAGAATTTAACTCTGACGCTCCGAATCTTGCAATAAATGAATCTTGAGATAATAATCCATTACTACCAATAGGATTTGGTGATAATAAAATATTATATGGTGAATACGATGACGGAGCAAAACTTGGTGGCTCCCAATAAGGTTGATAAATTTTATTATTATTCTCAACGTCAGTAATAATTACTAAATCATTAAAACTTCCTTGAGGTCCATATCTGTTTTGAATATAAGCGGCGTCAATGAAAAACTCATTTACTAAATCTAAAACAGTGTCATTTGGGTTGTATTCCCCTTGATTTGAAGCGACAGGTAAAGGAGGTCCGTTGAAATTTATTTGAGTACTATAACCCCCATCAGGACCATATTCATTTAACGGATATAATAGATTTGAATAAGAACCATTAGTAATTAACTCACCCGGAGAATCAATGACGTTACTAACACTTAAAATTGTTTCATAATTAACTTGACTCACAGGTGGGGTATATACTCCCTGAACACTGTAAGGTGCCAAGTTTTTAACCATTAGTGAATTTCTAAAGGAAGACGTGGATGCAAATGATAATGAACTCTCTGCCATATATTCTGATTTACCTATAAATAGATTGTACTTTATTTTATGCTAATGAACTCGCACTAATATTACTATTCATTAATTGTGTTTTGTTTGCGGTTGGAGCCATTAAACCATTACTATACATCGCCTCTTTTAACGCTCCGACCATACCTTGTTGAACGTCAGTATTTTTAAGAGCCATTACTATTTGGTTAGTGTCAACATTACCTGTTGTTTTTAAATCTATATTGTGATTTAATGTTATTTCAATTGGTCTATCAGTAGATGGATTAGTTGCTGTTTGTGATGTATTAGTAGGAATTGTTGAGGCATTTCTAACATTACTAATTTCTGTTTGAGTAATATTTGTTTCCTGTTTCTTATTACTTTCTATCTTACTTATATCACCCGATAAAAGTTTTTTAAGTTGGTCAATCACAGGGTAATCATTTTTTATTTTTTCAGATTCGATTTGGGCGTTTTTCATTCCGGTTTCATAAGCAGAATTAAGTAATGACCCTAATTTTTTTAAATTTTCCCCAACTTCTTTTCTTGCCTCACCAGCACTTATCTCACCATCTGTTAATCTTTTAAGAACATCTAAATTTTTATCTATACCTGAGTCAATTGATGACGCAAGATTTTTTGTACTCATCTCTTTTGGTGAAAGTGTTTTTCTAACTGCGGTTGAAGTATCTCTAAGAAAATTTATACCAGTACCCATCGCTTTAGTTCTTGCAGCCCCTAAACCTGTTTGGTCTGCCAATGATTTAATATCCGCAGCCATTTTTTCTGTAACACTTAATTGACTAACAGCTAATTCCTCCATTGTTTTTGGAGCGGTATTAGCCATTTTTTCAAGATTTGCAACATCTTTTTCATTTAATTGGTCAAGGGCTTTGGTAATAGTTTCACCTGTTTGTTCATCTTTGACTTGAACTTCATATTTACCTCCAGCACCCATTTCAGCCATATTGGCTATCATTTTTTGCTTATCTTCATCTAAGCCCGGTAAATCAGGAAAACGAATTTTACTCATTTTATCCTCTAATTCAGCACTACCTAACGCCATTTTAGTCAATTGTTCATAAGGTATACCCATCGCTTTGGATATTTCTCTCATTTGACGTTTCGCCCCCGGCATAATTTCAAAATTACCGTCTTTACCTAATTGAACAAATTGTTTACTCATTTGAGCAATTTGGTTTTGTAATTCAGCCGGGTCATTTTGAGCTAAATCCATCATTTTAAGTGGGTCAAGTAAACTACTTTGAGAAACACCTAATCTTTGCATTGCCGCAGCCATTTCAATAGCCCCTTCCGGGTCAAATACTTTTTCCGCAAACGCCAATGTTTGACTCATATCAATTCTTAATAAACTCGCTTGAGCAGCCATTTTAGCCAAACCGGATACTCCTCCTTCAAAATTATATTTGTTTAGGGCATCCATATTTTGTAAAACTTTTGCCGAAACATCTGCGGCGTTTACACCTGACTGAGTAGCAATATCAACAACTTTTTTCATTTCACCCGCAACTCGTCCCGCACCAATTCCAACATCTTTAAATCCTGATACTAACGTACCAACTTCTTGACCTGTTACTTTCACTGTTGCATAAAGGTCTTTATTTACTTCCGCAGATAATATTACGTTTCGTTGTAAAGCTTTTGAAGCCTCCATTTGTGTTTTAATAACCGCATCAATATCCCCACCTAAAGTTCTAACACCAGTAACCGCATCAGCCATAGTGGCTCTTAATGTTTGAGCCATTTCTTGACCAACACCAAATTGTTTTAAAAGGGTACTAGCCCCTTTATCAAGTTCGGCAACGACTTTACCAACTGCTTCGGTTTGAAAATTACTTAATAAAGCTTTACCGAACGAATCAAGAATATCTTTACCTTTTTGACCACTAGCGTCTAAACTACTTGCATCTTGCATATTAAATTTGTTTTATAAATAAATACACCAAAGACATATTTTAATTTAGGTCTTTGGTGTATTATCTTCTAGAATTCTGTTTATTAAAAATTTCCTAACATAAGTAGGCATCTCGTTGAAGTCACTATATGATGTTCTTATAAATTTAGCCATCAAATAATATTCCTCAATTAGTAGTTGTCGATAGTTAAAAGAAAGGCCGAAAAAACTCAACCCCAAAGGTTATCTCGTAAGATACCAATTCTCCTGATGGGGCGGTTGCAGTTCTTTTAAGGTCTAATGACGGTTCATTTTCTCTTAAAAAAGTTCTTATGTATTTAGAGTCCATAATAGGTAAAGTATCAACAAACATCGCTATTTTACCTCTATCGTTATCACCATCAATCTCAACAATTTGTTTTTGTAATTTCCAAGTTATTCTTGGCGCTTGTCTTCCCACGGGATATTGTTCAACCATTTTATCCAACTCAATAGTGTCATGAAAAGTGGTAGGTCTTAATTTAATTGTTACACCTGTTTTAGGTAATGTTGTAGTAAAAAAACCATTTTCATCAGGTTGATGTTTACATTGTTTAATATTTAATTCATCCAAGACAACAGTGTGTGAAAAAGTTTTACTAGTACTTGGGTCAATTAAATTAATTGTATATTCCGGACCAAAAGAAGTATTTCTTAAAAAGATTAAAATTGCTTCAACATCACCATCCATTAATTCTTCAGGACGTAAATCATGTTCATATAATTTATTTCTTAATAAAGTAAATACAATATTTTCTTTACCAGCCATTGCACCAATCAAATAATTTTCATCAGATGCCGTTAAATAACCTACTTTAACCGATTTTTTCTTAGATTTATAAAAAATTCCACCACTCGGTAATGATACCACGTCATGTGGTAATGTGAAATTTTCTGTTGCTGCATTAATTAAACTTTCGTCCATATAAATTTGTTTTTATTATAAAATATAATCGTATATGTTTTTTTATCAATAGTTAATAAAAAATCCACATATTTTTGATATGTGGATTCTTAATTTTAAATATAAAGTATTTTTTAGTAAACTAATATACATCTATCCATACGTAATACCGCTGATATTGTCGCTAAAGCGTCTGTACTATACGCCAACGAATCAAAGTTAACATCAGATAAGAAAGTTCCTTCTAATATCCATTTCTCAACAACTACACCCGTTGGGTCTAACATCTCAAGGTCAACATTCTTTTTATAACCCGCAGCATACCCCATACGTCCGGTAACTGATTCTGCACATAAACGTACCCATTCCATAAGTGCCTGAGACGCAGAAGGTCCAATTGGGTCACGGAATTTAACATTTATTGTACCCCAAGTAAAACGACCGGCAACATATGTTTCAGTGTTTAAAAATGGAATCGCAACAGGATTAATTGTTATTTTTGGTCTTGCTGCCGATTCTACGAACCATTCATTAATCCCTAATGTTGAAGGAAAACGTAATATAAACCTATTTTGTCTTTTAGGTTCGTAAGGTATGGGCATTTTCATTAATAAATCAGCCATTTCAATTTGTTTTTAATTTTATTTATTTTATCTTTATTTAATAAATATCACTATTTAAAAAATATTTTAGTTGACTTTTAGAATTTAATTTATTATCATTCTCTTCCAGTCTAGTTTATTTAATACTAGTTTTAATTTACTAGTTTTTCTAGTTCTTATTTATTATAACTATTTAATATTCTTTTTTTATTCCTCCTGCTGTTGAATAAGTTTTAATAATATTTTCTGGGTCTTGCTCAAAATGTTTTTTAACTACATCCACATTTCTTACATCATCATCTGAAAATCCTACTTTAGGTACAAAATAATTACTAATTTTGTTTTTTAAGAAAGCTTTTTTCTGAATTCTTTTTGAAACATCTTTAACATATTGAACAAATTCTTTTAAAGCTTTAATTTTACCTTCTTCCGGATTTGTTGCTGAACCCTCACCAAAAGACACCGGATAAAAACGACACATATCTAAATATTCTTTTATCATTTCTGATTTAGATATTTCTTCTTCATCCGCCAAATCACGATATTTTTCTAAATTCTTAATTAGTTCATTAGAATTTATACCGTTTGTGTTTGAAACAATATAATTGTAAACACCTTGTTTAAGTACGTTAGGGTTGTGACCTCTTGCGGTAACAATCGAAAAAATTGACCCATTATTAATTGCTTCAACGAAATCAGGCCAAGCAGGACCTGGTTTTGCTAACATAGCGTCAACAATAAATTGTTTATCACCTTTATCCCGGAAATATCTGAAAGGTTCATCCGCAAAACCAACAATAGTATGGTCATTATACTCGAATGGTTGATTACCAATCTCCGTTCTATAATCCGCAAAATCTTCAGTAGACATACCTACTTCACGACCTTCATCATCTTTTAAAATAATTTTAGTTGGCATTGTAACAATGTTATCATCCCAATCAAATGCGTAGTATTTTTCATCAGGAGCTCCTGCGTCGTCAATACCTTCTTTTAAAATTTTTTTATTAAACATAATTGTTATTTGGCTTAATTATGACCCACTATTACAATGGGTCATAATTTTATTTATTATATATTCTCGAAAGATGCACCTGTTGGAGTGATATAGAACGTAATGTCTATAAATTCTAACGATTTGGTTGGTTTGATGTAAATCTTACCTGTCATTTGATTTCTGTCTATATCAGCTGCGTCAGACGAAACAGTTACACGGAAATCGTAAAGACCTCTATCTCTTCTAATCGAATCTAATATTGGGTTAACAGAATCCAAGAAATCTTGTCTTACTTTAGCATCGTTTTGTTCGAATAATAATCTAACAGAAACAGCAGATATTAATTTACGAGCTTGAAGTAATAATCTTCTTACGTTGATTCTATCAAGTGCCGATTGTCTAATTTGAAGAGTTTTGTTACCCCAAATAACTGTTCCAACATCAGAGAAGGTAGCAATTGGATTTAAACGACCTTGATATAGAGTATCTCTATTTTCTTGAGTCAGTTTAATTCTCGCTTTAACAGCATTTACAATACCTCTCGTGTAACCCGCAGCTGCGAACCAAGGATAAGCGATGTTGTCTGTTAACGCTAAGTTTCTCGTTACCTCAGCAGTTGCTGGTAAGTAAATTTGTGTATTGTTAACTGTATCTCTCATTAATACCCAAGGGTAGTAAGTCGCCGTGTAGTTAGAATCAATACCTGAATTTGCTAAATTATCTACAGCCTCTTGTGGGTAAATAAAGTCAAATTGATTACCTGTTGAAGGAACATACATATTGTAGTCAGGTGTTGTACAAACGTACAATGAATCTGCTCTACTAAATTCAATCATATCGATTGCGTTTTCAACTAAATTAGAGTTATTAACATAATCAATACCCGGTGTAACAAACACGTTAATGTTTACTGCTTCAGGATTTGCAAATGTTTCTTGACCTAATAAATAAGCGTAATAATCGGTGTTCGCAAAATCTTGAGTATTACCCGCTACACTAATTTGTTTGAATGCCCCCCAACCTGTTGCGGTAGGGTATCTTGGTGTTGGACAAGCTCCTCTTAAATAACCTGCTCTACCTAATACAAATCTATCAGTATTTGTTCTAAATTCTCTGTAGATATCCCATCCATCAAAACCTCCTTTAACAAGTAAAGTAAATTTACGTGCAAAAATTCTATAGTAAGGATTTTCAGGGTTATCAGGGTCTGATGTAAATGGTGCGTCACCACAGAAGAACGCCGGTGTACCACTAGTTACAAATACATTAGGTATTGTAATACCTGTTGCATTTTCATCCATGTGGAATCCTCTAGTTCTAAAGTTCCAAGGATTACCTTCAGTATCGTTACATATATCTAAAGGAAGTTGATTACCTTTATATTGGAAGAAGTCAACATCAATACCTTCAGTATCAGAGATACCTAAATAAGTTCTTCTTACATTATCACCCGCACTTGTAGTAGTATCGTCCGCACCTGATGCTAAACCAAATGGTGGATTATAAACTACCTCACCAGGATAATAGTATTTAGCTTTAATTAATGGGAATGGTGGTCTAACACCAGCATATTCTCTATAATCATAACCCAAGAATCCACAAGGAAGTGCGTCTATCGGAGCATCCTCATTCATCTCAACCATAACATAACTTGATAATAATGGATATTCACCATCTAAACTACCAATTTTCTTACCTACGAATGAATTATCTTGAGGGTTCATTGTACAGTTAGTATATTTTTCAAGAACCACCGGAGCAGAATCAGTATCAAAGAAATCTCTAATCAATACATCAAAAGTACCGTTGTTAAATGACATATTAGCTAACGATATTTTAATATCAACGTTAGCAGAATCACCATCAGCAATAGTTGTAAATTTAAATAAGTTATAAACTTTATTACCTCTTAATTCAGAAACAACCCAAGGTGATACCGGAGATTGATATTTCTCTAAATAAAATGCTATTGATGTTGGGTCAATTGCTTGACGTGCGTCAGGTAAAGCGGTTAATTCACAATTTAAACCTCTAATATAACCCATTCTCCAAGCATTTGTTAATAAAGCTTGGAATCTTTCTTCAACAAATAATGGAACTACTGTTCTTGGTTTAGAGAAGTTAGACGCTCCAAATACTTTACTTATATATTTAGGGTCAGAGTTTGAGAAGGATGTTTCAAAGAAATATTGGTCACCATCTTTACTTGTGATGTTAACACCAAAAGTTGAAAATGGGTTTTTAGTTACACCTGAATATGTTCCTGTACAATCTAAACTAACATCAGTTAAACCTGATACTTCATAAACCGGACCATCATCTAAACCATATGTTGAAAGACCTCTTGAACGTAATGTAGCAATTACTAAATCATCATAATCAGTATATGCGGTTCCCGAATAGACATAAATAACACCTATCAATGTACCTGTATAACAATGTGTAGGTCTAGCCGTTGTTGTTGAAGTGGTTGATGTTGATGTTGTAGTTGTACATGGGTCAGTTGTAGTAGTTGTTGTTGACGTAGACGTTGTAGTTGTAATAATAGGTGTCAATGTTAATCCTGTCACAACTGACCAAAATGAAAATCCTGTGTAAGCGGCATTACCAACATTATCAAATAATGAGTAATACCAAGGGTCATTTTGTGGTGCTGAGTAATTACATAAATTAGCACTTACATTATCAACTTCGTAAACATTTGTTTCACCTGTATACACCTCACTTAATCCTGAATAAACACTTGTTGGTATTGCTCCGTAGTAATAAATTGAAGTATCCTCTTTTGCCGGTGTTGAAACTACGTCAAAAATTTGTCTAGAGAAATCAGTATACAACGTACTTATACTACCATCGAATTGTTCGTAAGGTTCGTTTAATATTGAAGAAATCTCAGGTGCTAAATTAGATGTGTTTGTAAACACTATACTATCAATACTGTTAGTACACGCCGAGAATTCAATAGAATAATTAATTGTTTTAAAGTCAATACACTCAGTTATACAATTCTCAGTTGTAGCACTTTCACAAAAGAAATCAACCGTTGTCGGGTTAACATTCGCTTTTGTTGTTATAGACCAAGATGGTCCTGCATCATAACCGGATAATCCTAAAACTCTCGTTACGAATAATTGGTTAGATTGTTGTAAGTATGATTTAGCAATATAAGCCGCTTCGTACTTTGGAATTTGTGTATTTATAAATTTTTCTGGAGAAGTTCCACCGAAGAAATTTGTGAATTCATCAAAATTTCGTATAAAAATAGGTTCGAAAGCAGGACCTTTTAAGGTCTCACCCACAATACCCAACGTGGTAACTCCCACACTTTGTGCTACGAAACTTAAATCAACTTCAGAAGTATATACTCCGGGAGATACGAATACTTTTTGATTTGATGCCATTAGTTTGTCTTTTTAATTTGTAAATTTATTTTTATTGATAAATATTATCAAAAAAACCAAAATACTTTACTTCTTAAGAAGTATTTATAAATTAGGTAGAATAAATTCTGCCTTTATTCTACCATGGCAGATAACGAAAAAAAAATTAAGAACCTAAAGATATCAATCGAGGTTCATAGTATCCTAAAGACCTATTGTGAAAAGAGGGGAATAAAAATGTATCGTTTTTTAGAAAGAATGATTATAGACCAATGTAAGGAAAAGAAGGATATTTATGGTGAAAACTAAACTATTTCATTATTTAACTCAATAATACCTTCTTTTGAGTCATCATTTTTAACCACTATGATTTTTAAAACATCATTTGTGTTTATCTGAATTTGAAATAAATCAGTACCATAATATTGATTATTTAGATACACGTCAAATGAATCAATATTAGTTGTTTCACCTAAATTTAAATCAACTGTGTAATCAAAAATTTGTGATAAAATATTGTTCCCTGCAACAAATAAAAAATTACTAACAGTAGATTCGTCAGTAATATTTTTTCTTCGTCCACGAGTGAACGATTCTTTTTCAAATTCAACAACCGTTAAAACTCTTGAAACTGCGGGAGCAACCTCAAATTCATTTTCATCAATTAAGAAACCTAACATTGTAAAATCATAACTTTGAATATAATATTTTCTTTTATCAATATTCATAACTGACTCATCAGTAATATTATTCATAATGATTGGAATATAATGACCTTTGATAGTTGTGTAGGCTTGACGAGATGCGAACATTTCAAGAATATTTTTATTGAAAGCATTTAATTCTCTCATTCTATTACAAATTATTTTAACACTATATGTAATATCAACAGGAACAGGTTGAGGTATTTTGTATATATCCATACCGTTTCTATTTCCATCCCAAGTTGGAACTTGAGCATAAAAATATTGTTTTCTGTTTGGTATGTTATATAGTAACGCAGGATTTGTTCCGAATTTAACTTCCGGGTTTCTTACAACTGTAATAAACGGAGGGGAAACGTTTGAGTCCAAATCTTGAAAATTCCAAGTTTCTGTAAATTGTGACCAGTTTTGTGAAGTAATAATGATATCAACCATTGGGATAACTTTACCTTCCACAATTGTTTCTAATTCATTTTGAACAAAATTTAACATACCCCCATCCAAATCGGCGTGTAAAATTGATTTTGGTAAATAAGTTCCGTCTTTATTAATTTTTTCCAATAGTTGTTCTCTTCTTGGGTAAAGAGTTTTTGGAAATGTTAACGGAATTGTTTTCTTTATTTTATTTGGTAATGGCATGTTATTATTTTGTTATAAATATTTTGTCTCTTAAATTTATCATTTCAACTTCACCGGCACTATATATTGGTTCTTCGGTATCTTTTACAACATAAGAGTTATATTTGTAAGGGTTATAGGTTACTATATTACTATTTGGTTCACTTGGTAAATTCTCACAAGGAAATTTACAATAATCCATTAAAGTTCCAATTACAAATGAATGAACATTCTTTCTTTTATCTTTTAATACTTTTTCTCTACCCCCTTGTCTAACTCTGAATTCAACATCTGATAATTTAACATAATCGGCATGAGTAATAACTCTTCCATTATAGGTTACTGAAAAGGTGTGTTTGTGTAAGTTATAATAAACCATAACTTTATCACCAATATTTTTTTTCTCCTCATTATCGTGACCACACTTGTGACAGATATAAGGGTCGTTTCCACCATCGGCTAAAGCCCAAGACCAACCACACTCATCACAAATAACTTTATCATTTGTAACAATTTCTAATAATCTTCTATACTGTCTTTCGTTAATTATAATTTTCATAATCGTAATATGTGGATACTGATTTAACAGGTAAATTAAAATTATCTTCAAACCATTTTTTCATAGGTTCTTCCCAATGTCCTTCAAACATGTCATCTAAATGTTCCGCGTGCTTACCAATAACTTCTAAAATTGGTGCTTTATCTCTAAAAGGTTTATGTGATGGTTCAGTATTATAATAATCAACATCAAAATAATAAAAAATAATATCAGTATCATAAATACCTTGATAATCACCTTCAAAGAACATTAAAAAGTATTCGTTTTCTCTATCAACATCAGGATATCCATCTTCATCTTCATCCATACCATAAACCCAATCCATTTTACTTGAATTAAATGTTTTATCAATATAATTGTATATTGAATTGAATAGTTTATTTTTTGTTATTTTTACTTTCATTATAATCCTCTAAATTCATTTTCCGTTACCGGAGTTGCTACATATGATTTATAAAATGGTTTATAACCGGCATATGTATGTTTATTATCTGAATTAATTCTTCCGTCATCGCTAACAACGTAATATCTAACTTTTGTTTCTGTTTCATAATAACCAATATAATCCCCATAATTAATTTGAATTCCTAAATCGTTAAGTTGAGCTGCGTAAATTGCAAATTTCATATTACCAGGTTCTGATTGTACAATTTTAGAATTACCCAAGTATTTGTTTTCAGGTGGAAGTATTTGAACATAAGCTTTAAACTCAATTGGTGGTAAATATTTTATACCGTCAGTCATTACCTCACCATAAACATCGTCTGTTTTGGTTTTTAATCTATCTACTTTATATAGAACTAATGTAAAGTTCATATCACCATATAACCATTCTTCCCCCATAGAGATGTCTAAATCGTAATCCTCCGCTCCGAAGAACTTACCTATTCTGGTAATTGGTACTAAATTTCTACTCATATTTTTTTTGTCTTTTGTATTCTGATTCCGAGCGAGTACCTGAATTATTGATTATAACATTGATACCAAAATAATCTTTTATGGTCTTTTGTATTTCATAATTCCATTTACTTCTGTAATCTATAGGAATTTCACGACCCTGATATGACACTTTATAAAGATATTTACTATCATCAGGGACAATATATGTTACCTTCATATAATATTCTTCATTAGTATCGTCAGTAGGTTTTAATGTATAAATAAGTTCAGACACACCATTAGGTTTAACGTGTTTTATCATTTTATCTATTAATTTTTCTAATGTCTCTTGTTTCATTCCCATATCTTGATAAATATTATAAAATATGTTATATTTCTACTAAAAGAATAAAATTGGAAAACAATACATCTGAAAATTCTAATTTAACAGTAGAACAACGAGCAATATCTCTTCTTGACACTTACGAGGGGGCAAATAACTATATCCTTAAATTAAAACTACAAAAGGACACCAATAAAAGATTTTACCCTACTCGAGCACAATCTGATTATATAATTAATTATTACGGAGTAACACCAAAGGTAGCCAAAAGATGGGTTGATTTAGACCCTTACTTTGCTAAAAAGATTGCCGATGAAAAATTACTAACCACGATTCCGGAACAAATATGGGTTGAAAAGCTATTAGTTGAGAAAGACAAATCATATCATGTTTGGGGGAAAGTATTGGAGAATGACACTATCCATGATTTTTGGCTACCAAAAGGTGCTTTAATTAAAACACATACAATTAAAGATGTTAAAATAGATTATACAAAATATAGTCATAGACCTCCTTTAGAACACCAACCAATAGCCATTGAAAAATTAGTAGGTTCAAAACGATTTATATTAGCTGATGATATGGGTCTTGGTAAAACAACGATTACCGTTATCGCTGCGTTAGAGAGTGGTGCTAAAAAAATATTAATTGTTTGTCCAGCATCTCTGAAGATTAATTGGCAAAGAGAAATCGCAAACTACACAGATAGAAGTGTTTATATTGCTGAAGGTAAAAACTTTTCAACAGAACACGACTTTGTAATTGTTAATTACGATATTCTTAAAAACTTTTACGATTTAAAAGACAAAGAAAATTCATTAATCACTCAAGGAAACTTTGACCTTATTATTTTAGATGAGGCACATTATGTGAGTAATGGTCAGGCGGCAAGAACTAAATTGGTTAATAGTTTTTGTAAAAAAGTTGATAAACTTTGGTTATTAACCGGAACACCTATGACCAATAGACCGATGAACTACTTTAATCTATTGTCGTTAATTGAAAGTCCTGTTGCACAGAATTGGATGGCTTATGCTATTAGATATTGTCAAGGTTATCAATTCACCGCAGGAACTCGTAAAATATGGAACGTCACCGGAGCATCAAATTTGGAAGAATTAAGAGACCGAACTTCAAGACAAGTTTTAAGAAGATTAAAAACGGATGTGTTAGATTTACCTGAAAAAATCATTACCCCAATTTATTTGAGATTAAAATCTAAAATGTACGAAGGGTTAATGGGTGAGTATTATGATTGGTATGATAAGAATCCGGATGAAAGCACATCATTAACGGTTCAGTTCAGTAAACTAATGAAAGTTCGTCAAGTAATTGCCGAAGAAAAAATTAAAGACACAATTGAACTTGCTGAAAATATTATAGAACAAGGTAAGAAAGTTATTATTTTTACTAACTTTACCGACACTCTAAATAAAATCTCAGAGCACTTTGGTAAATCGGCGGTTAAATTAGATGGTTCAACAGCAAAACCTCAACGACAATACGCTGTTGACCAATTCCAAGAAAACGAAAAAATTAAAGTGTTTATTGGAAACGTGAAAGCTGCCGGTGTTGGAATCACATTGACCGCAGCTGAAGCAGTTATTATGAATGACCTATCATTTGTTCCGGGAGATTTATCTCAAGCTGAAGATAGAGCATATAGATATGGTCAAAAAAATTCGGTATCAGTTTATTACCCAATCTTTGATAATACCATAGAGGGAATCATTTATGATATGGTTAATATGAAGAAACAAAACATCGGAACAGTTATGGGAGACAACATTGGTGAGAGTGGTGACTTCATTGAAGAACTTATGAATAAAATCAACACCCGAAGATAATCTATTTGTTGAGATATTTATAAGAAATAACAAGCCGAATGAAACATATTGAAAATAAAATCAAACTCATTACGGAAGAGATTCAAAATGTTGAAAAACAAGAAAATGAAACACTCTTTCTTAATGAGATGAAAAAGATAGGAATCGACAAATTACCGTATTCCTATTCAGCACTAAAGCAATTTATTGATGCTGAAACAATGAACTACCATTATAATAAACATTATAAAGGTTACGTAGATAAACTAAACGCCGCTCTTAAAAACAAAGATTATGGTGATTTAGAACTTGAAGAAATTGTTAAATCTATCAGTAGATTTAATAAAACAATCAAAGATAATGCCGGAGGTGCTTTTAACCACGCATTGTTTTGGAAAATGTTATCACCTAAAACTCAAACCCCAAATGGTGAAGTAATCAAACAAATAAAAAAAGATTTTAATACCTTTGCCAACTTTAAAAAAGAATTTGAAACTGTTGCAAAAGAAAGATTTGGTTCAGGATGGGTTTGGTTAGTCATAACAAAAAGAAATACCTTAAAAATTGTATCGACAGCAAACCAAGAAAATCCATTAATGAATACTATTGAGGATGGTGGATATCCTGTGTTAGGTTTAGATTTATGGGAACACGCTTACTACCTAAAATACAGAAACAAAAAAGATGACTATATTAAAAACTTTTGGAAATGTGTAAATTGGGAATTTGTTAACAAATTATATACAATGAGAGTGGATAATAAATTAAATGAAAGTGCCGAATTAAAATCTGTTATTTCTGAAGGTAAATCTGAAAGATGTAGTAGAGAAATGAATGAGGCGATTCGTATGGTGTTTAATATCAACCCAAAAGTTAAAACAATCTTCAAAGACGGTATTAACAGAATGTTAAAAGATGTTTTTCCTGACAACTATTATGGGAATAATGAATATGCCGAAGGAGAAGTTTCCGGAGTATACGATTTAGAAACTCAAGGTCGTTCAGTTTTAAATAAACTAAACACAAACTATAGTTGTTTTTGTGTTTTACTCAATGATGTTAATCAAGTTTTAAAAGCCAAACAATTACCTGAAATAAAAATGATTGGCTTAAAACCATTTGAACAAATAAGTGAAGTTAAAAAACTTGTTGATATTTTAGATGAATACAAATTTAGAATATTCTCACAAAAATCATCCACATTCCAAAATCTTATGAAAGTGTTAACTCAAACTAATAGTTGGGGTCAATCAAGAGAAGATAAAACTATTGAAATATTAAAAAAACAATTTGGTAATGATAACGTTAATGCAATCGGTAAACTTGGAAGTAAAGAAGATATGATTGGTGGGGTTGATTGTGAAGTAATTGTTGATGGTGTTAAAAAAACGGTACAAATAAAACCATATACCGGAGAAAAAGAAATAAAAGATTCAATAATGATTTTAGGAACAGGAAATGTTAAACGATATTCAACTGATTGGTTGATTTTTACTCGTAATAATAAAGAAGTTTTGGTCTTTGACAATAAACATTCAAAAATAATGGACGGTCAGTTTATTTTCCCTAAAGAAGACCTGATTTATACATTAAGTTGATATTTATAAAATAAAAACGTTATGGCGATATTAACTGGTACAACATACCAAACTGCAATTATACCGGAACCGGAAAGAACTAAATTATATACAAGAATTAAACACTTACTTGGTGCCCCATTAAGAAGTATTGAATTAGAAGACGAACAGATGGATAGTTTATTAGAATTATCTATTGGTGACTATTCACAATATATTCAAGATTGGTTAATTGAATCTCAATGGACTTCTTTATACAACTTAAATTTAGATACTCAATCATTATCAAGGGCTTTTGTAACTAAAAGTTTAGATTGGGAAACACGATACACCTACGCTTATTCAAAAATTGTTGGACTACAAGCCGGTGGTGATTCAGTATTGAAAAAAGATTTTATACAATTAGTACCTAATCAACAAATTTACGAAATTCCAGCAAATAGAGAAATTAACGAATTATTATGGTTTAGCCCATCTCCAACGAATGGGGTCTTTTTTGATAATTTTAGTTTTGGTGGTTTAGGTAGTATGGGTGGAGCCGGTGGTTTCGCTCAAATGGGTGCAACAGGTTCTTATTTTATGATGCCAGCATTTGATATGTTATTGAGAATGCAAGAAATTAATATTCAAAGACGTATTATAGCGGGTGATTTAACATATACTATAACCGCATTACCTGAAGGTAAAAAAGCTATTCACTTAATGAATACTCCGGGTGGTAAATTTGACTTTGGTGACAGAAATTTAGCTAAAGGTCAAGTATGGTATTGGTATTACGATGTTGGCCCTGCGGATAGAGATAATTGTTTAAAAAACAATCCGGATATTATTAAATTACCGTCTGACGTTCCAATTGACTCTATGTCTTGGATTGACTTAAATAATCCTTCTCAACAATTTGTTAGAAGATGGTTTACTGCTTATTGTAAAGAAACATTATCAAGAGTTAGAGGTAAATTTAGTGGTAACATTAAAACACCTGATAGTGAGTTAACAATGGATTACGCCACTTTAGCTACTGAAGGTAAAGATGAAAAATCCAAACTTGAAGAAGAATTAAAATTAAGATTAGAAAGATTACGTCCTGAAAAAATGATGGAACGTGAAGCGTTACTCGCAGAAAATTTAAACAAACAACTTAAATTTAGAGCAATGCCAAGACAAATTTATGTAATATAATTTATGAACACAATAACCCAAAGATTTACAAGAAAAACAATTAACGACCCAAGATTTTTAGGTAATACTTTAATCGAGGTAGAAAATACTGAAGAAACTGAAAATACTGAACTAATACCAATGAAAAAAATTATTACCGAATCCAATTACAGAACAAATGGGGAAATTCTACTTGTAATTAAAGATGTTGAATCTTGTAATATAACATTAGATTCTAATACAACAGAACATATTATTATTAAAGCGTTAACCAAAGTATTCATTAGACCTAGTTCAGGTAAAATTGATGAGTACTATGATGAAATATTTATTGATTGGGGTGCTTGTGTTGAATTTTATATGTTAGAAAATAATTGGTACATCGTTTCATCAGATGGTTTAAAATTAGAATAAAAAAAGGTGTCGTTAGACACCTTTTATGTTTTAATTAATATATTCTTCCCAACCTTCGGATGCTAAGTCATAAATGTAATCAGGACTCATTCCTCGTTTTTCCCAATACTTAATCTCACCCTCACTAATATCTAACACATCCTCTTTTAATCTATCTTGGTCACCTTCTTTAAATGGAACACCATTTATAAGTTCAGATTGTTCTTTAGTGAAAAACCCTCTATCTTCAGGATTAACAACAATTAATTGTTCTCTAACTTCTTCTTTAAACACAACCAATAACGGACCAATTCGTTTATTAAATGTTGAGATGGCTCTCTCCACATTATAATCACCTCTCATATCCGGATTGTTTTCAATTTCAGTTTGGTCTAACATATAACAATTTAATTGTATCGCCGAATCAGTATTATCAGCATTTGCAAGTCTATATGCAACATCCGTTGGAACACCATTCATCGCTTCTTTCATTGGCTCGTCAGAACGAACCCAATTATCGTCAGACCAAGATTTTTCCCAACCATTTTTTAATAAAAACTTTTCTTTTTCTTTATAATGTGTGGAATCATATGATGAAAAATATAATTCTATTTGTTTTTCAGACCAACCTTTTTTAGGTTTATTCACTTTTTGAACATCTCCGTGAGACGCTTTAATACCATTATTAACATAACTAATAACATCACCTAACGAAACTTTTAAATCGTGTTTAATTGCCAATTCCATATGAGCCATTCTACTCATTAAGGAACCCGCCTTAGTTTTCATACCACATCTTTTTTTATAGTCATCAATAGATAACTTAACCTTAGCTCTCTGAGCAATCTTCATAAGAGGAATATCTTTATCATAAATTTTTTGTAGGTATTCATAATACCACTCAATAAATTCTTGACCTTTACCCTCCAATAATAATTTTACACCTTTATCTAAAAAGTCCTCAATATATAATGGAAGTTTTTTAGATTTAATAGTATTACCAGTCAGTTTAATTTTACCACTCGCCTCCATAACCGCATAATTCTTACGAGCCAAATTAATACAAGATGGCCAAGTACCATCAGTGTCCAACGCCATTTCACCTCTCATAAAAAGGTCATTAAATTCTGCAACGTCGGCATCATCTCCGGTATATTCTTTACCCTCTTTAACTTTCCAATTCAATCCTTTACCAATGTAACGTCTATTCTCCCATCCTTCAGGTTTAGAGAAGTTGACACCATCGGTATCCATTACTAGTGGGGTATATCCTTTCTTCATAAAGAACTTAATCATCTGACGAAGATATTGTCTTCCGGTACAAGTAATCTGTTCACCCATAAACATATCTCCCCATTCATAAACGTGTGGTGCGGATAATGCCCCAAACATCGAGTTAATGAATATCTTAATAGGTAATTGTTTTCGGTCATATGATAAGGACTTTTTACGGTCAGTTTCATAGAACTCACCCGCCAAGTTTTTATACATAATACGAGCGTTACGGAAGTAAGCTAACATACCTTTCATTCCACCCATCACATCACACTCGGGAAACACATCGTGAACCAACTGAATAGATGGGTATAGAGACGAGTAGTCAAGTTTAAGTACATTGGTAGAGTAACCAACTTTAAGTAGTCGTGAAAGTCCTCCTACGAAGTCGGTCTTATCTTCTTTTTGAGGTATTGCAAGGTTATTCTTATATGACCAAGCTAACATAATCATTCTCCATAATGTGGCAGTTCCCATCGTGGAAACTCTTTCATATGTTGTTGGTACCATTGACGCTAATAGAAACGTTCCTTGGTTGAATTCATCATCCACTGTCAACGTTTCCTCCAAGTCATCGTCAAGATATCTCTCAACAATGTTATCACCCGTCACCTTTAAGTATTTACCCGGGAATCTTGTATCTAAATTATCAAACGCAGGATTATCCGCTTTCTTATATTTTCCATTCTCAACATTTAACCAATACTCCTCTTTTTTAGCATACATCGGTCCAATATCTAAATGGTCAATATAAACTCGGTCAGGGGCTTCAGCTTTAATGTATTGTGTAATATACTTTAACCCTGCTGATTTAATACTTGAGTTGATTGCTTGTGCTCTACGAACAGAGTGAATAATATCAATGATGTTATAACCCCATAATTGAGTTTGAGAATATCTTTCAACCTCGTTAGCAAGTTTTAACATCCCATCTTTTTGTCCGATAGGTCTTGCCGGGTTTAAAGATTTTGCAATCTTTTTGATGTCCAAGTTAAGTGCTTTACATCTTTCAAATATCCAAAACCAGTCGAAGTTTGCTGAGTTATACCCACCAATGATTGAAGGTTTAAGTTCATCAATAATATTGAAGAATTCTACCAACCCTCTACGTTCTTGGTCTTCATCAGCGCACTCAATAACTTTTTGGTATCCTTTATTGGTTTTGATTCCAATCATAAATATACGACCATCTTTAGGTTCTAAAGAGGTCGTCTCCAAGTCAAATCCGAGTCGGGTGATGTCGTTGTACTCTTCATATCCTTTGAATAATCTCTTCTCTCTTGAAATAAGGAATTGTTCTACCGGTGGAAGTACCGTTAATTTACCTTTTGTTTTTTCACCCCATGGGTCTACACCACCATCCCTAAAGAATTGTATAAGTGAACGATACCCTTTCATTGATTTTACCATAAACTTAAGACCTTTTTCTAATCTCTCATTACCTTTGGTTTCTAATTTCTCAATGATGATACCGTGTTTCTTCATTGCTTCTTTTTGTTGGTCTTTTGATTTTGAATAAAAATTCAAATCTCTTAAATCACCAACCCAAGCAAATGCTGTAAATGTGTCTTTTTTGATTATTTTTCCCTGACCAGGGATTTCTTTGATTTTGTAGATAGCGTCCGATGCGTAATCATACTCGATTGCAACGATATGCTCTTCAGGGTCATTCCCCTCAAGGAATGCTTTAATCTCTTCTTGTGTTACCATAATATATTTTTTAGAATGACATATTTGCTCCGATTTTAAATCAGGTTTGTCTTGTTTCTATAAATATAATTGATAATAATTAATAAATCAATTTTAGATTAATGACATGGAAGTAAATTGTTAAAATTAACAATTCCGGTAATTACAGAATTAAAAACGGTGATTACTTGATATCCGTTTACTTGAGTGACATAACTACCATCATTAATCAATGATATTGTTTGTCCATTAGGGTCACTATAAATTGTTCCACCTATTTGTAATGGGGTATACATATAATAGTTCTCACCACCAATTATATAAAACGGAGGTGCCAATACATAATCTTCAACAATACATTTAATTAGTTGAGGACTATCGGCAATAAAATCAATAAATAAATGACCAATATCGTCATAAATACCTGAACCCATATTAACTTCGGATAATACAGGAACTGTTGTTGTCGTGGTTGTAGTATGATTAATTGTAGTAGTAGTTGTAGTACAAGGACAACATTCTGTAGTTGTTGTTGTAGTATATGGTCCATTGATACAACAAGGGAATTCTGACACGTAACAACTATCATAAACTAAATCATCAGCAATAAATGAATCTTGAACATTTATAAATAATTCTTCACGTATTGGTAATATAAGGACACCATCGGAATTTCTTAACATAAATTGACCGGCGTATCGACCAACTCTATTAGTATCTCTTGGTGTAAACTGATAATATATGTAATATTCAGGACCAGCATTCAAGTCAACAAAAGTTTTTTCAACAAACCCTGCAGGTCTTGAACTTATTTTTGGAATACCGGTTTCTACGTCAACCATTGAGAAGAAAATGGCCGATTCTTCAATCATATCCATAAACTTATTATAGTCACTTCTTCCGTCTTTAACCACTTGTAACTTTAGTACCGGTAAGGTTGCGTTTTTCTTTATAAAAAAATCCATCTATTGTTTTTATTTATAAATACTTTGCTTTCCAAAAATAAACAAATTAACTTTCTTTTCTTAACGAACCATCATAATGGTCAAATCTATTGTGTTCAGTTGGTGTTAATAACAATAACCCGGGATTAATATTACCCATTACAGTTTCTTGATAACAATGAGACATTAAAGTTTGTTCAAAAGGGTGAGCCCATTTAGTTTCTAAATAACATTTATAGTTACCTTCTCTACTTAAAAGTATTGGCCAATTACATAAATAAATTTCACCTGTGACATATGGTAAACCATTATGTGATTTAATATTTTTAAAAACTGTCTTTGGAGAATTCGGATTTAATCCTTGTTCAGGTAATCTTGGATTATCAGGCCAATGTCTTTGTCTAAAATCTTGGGGAACATTATACCAACTCCATTGAGTACTATTATCACCAAAAAATTCAGTGTAGTTAAGTTTTAAAAAATCAAAATTTTCTTTTTTAAGAATCTCTAATGATTTTTGATATAAATTTTCAGTCCATCTATTAAAACCATTTTTACACATTTTATTTTTTCTTGGATAAAATGCCATATCATCTTCAAACCAAAAATAACAATCGTGATTTGTTTTATCAAAATGTTCCGCAACAAAAACTCTACCTCCAACAATACCAATATTGTCTTTTTTGATATGTTCAAAACCATATTGTAAACATAATTCAACATAACGTTCAGTTGTTGATAAATCAGTTGAATTGTTCAATAAGTATTTTGCCGGTTTATCTATAAAATCTTTATCATATTCTAACATAGTTTGGATTAAATCCTCAAATTGTTTTGGGGAATTAAATGTTATTACATAAAGAGCAACGTTAGTGATATCCATATTATTATTTATTATTACATTTTTAGAACTTTCAGATTTAACAATAACATTATCATTTTTTAAATCCTCAAAAAATTTACCCATCAAACCATTACCATCTATTTCTGAATAAGTTATTAAATTTGGGTATTGATAAGTCATTATGGTAAATAATGATTCTTCCGTACCCATAAAACCTTTAGATAAAGTATCATTCATCAATCCATAATATATTGAATTTATTTCTGATATTACATTTTTTTTACCACCAAAAAAACCGGCTCGAGCAACTTTATTAACTTTGTTTCCCGCAATATTACATAAAACATCATATTTGAATCCGTGTATTTCACTATTTGTTTCATAAGGGAAACATACAAAATGAAAATTATTTACTAATTTAGGTATTTTGTTTAAAACTTTGTCGTGAGTAAAATATCCCGGATGAATTGTGTTTGTTATTCCGGCATCAACCCAAAACATATATTCGGAATTAAACTTATCTAATAGTTTGGCGTCGTGAAGTAAAAACACTTTAGACATCACTAAAGGATTATACATTTCTAATTTGGCTTGAGTTGAATCAGATAACCACCCAACCTGATTAAACCATTCGGGGTTAGTTCTAATTGATTGTATTTTAGTGTAAAATTCATTATCTTTAAACCAAGATAACTCTCTATGAATAAATTGAGTGTTTTCAACACGTCTATATTTAAAAACAAATTTTTCTAATTCTTTATCACCAAAAATAATCATATTCTCATTAACATGTAACAATTGTTCAAATTTTTCTAAATAATATTGGAATGAACGAGACCACCCTTCTTGAAGGTCACCTCTCCCTATATTCCATAAACCGGTCACTAATGTTACACTCATATTATAATAAATTTAAATCAATTTTATTTAAAAATAATTCTATATTATTTTCAGGTTGACAGTTTTTAACAAACCATTCTCGGGCATTTTTAGATATAAAATCTAAATACTCTTGGTTATTTTTAACTTTCTCCCAAGTGTATATTAAATTTTTTTGAAAATCTTCGTATGACAAATATTTTGGGTTTCCGTTATCCGTATAATCACAATAGTGATAACAATTAATGTAATGGTAGTTTGGTATTAATGGTTCAGGATAATTTATTTGTAAATAAGGTCTAATAACAGGAACACCAATACCAAAACATTCTATGTCTCTATTACAAGATTCTGTTCCACCCGGTAAACTTAAACTAACCGAATAATTCGCCATGTCTTTTAAGTAATCAACATAATTTAAATTTTGATTGTTTTGGTTTTTATCAATAATTAAAATATCGTCTCGATTAATATTTTCGGTCATTTGTTTTCTAAAATCCCACATCCACCCCCTAAAATAAAGTTTTTGTTCTCTATTATTTTTAGTGTTATAGATTGATTCCATTTCATCGTAACAACAATCAAAATAAGGGTTATAAAAAAAAGTGTTAAAAACACTTTGTATATCATCCGGGAATTCTAAATCAGGATTTAACGATGATATTTTTTTATAGTTAAAATAATCTAAAAAATTAAATCCACCAGCATAAAAAAATTGTTTCATTTTTTTTGGTTCCCAACCAAGATGCCTCATAAAATGATATTTCCAATTATCGAATAATGATATTAAAATATAATTATTATTTTCAGGATTAATAATCGATAAACTCATACAACTAAAAATACTCCCTTGACCATATTTCTCATAAGATTGGTCGACTTCCACATCAAAAGTGTGTTCCGGATATTTTAATTTTATTGAATTTATAAATTTTTTAAATAAACTAGTCACATAAAACTCGTGACCCCCCATTTTAAGGTCTCTTAACTGATGCCTAATAATAAATCTCATATATTACAAGTTACCGGTTAATCTATCACACCAACCTTTTGATTTACTATAAGGCCACACCACCCAATATTTTGGTTTAGAGGTTGTTTGAAAATCTCTCCAAATTTTACAGTATCCGTCAGGGTCTTTCATCATATTATTTATTTCATTAATATCCGCATCTTTACGATAAAGAGTTTCATCTTTCTCATCGTGGAAAGCAACAACCCAAAAATCATAATCTTTTTCCGGAACTTGTTTAAATGAGATATCTATACAATGTTTAAATACTCTTGCAAAACTTGCCAACCATTCTTCTTCAGTTTCATAAACGGTAGGATTTGGTGGATACTTTTTATCTAATGTATATTGTTGGACAGCTCTATTTGAAAATTTAAGACCAGAATAAATCTCATAATCTTTTAAAGTTCTTTCAGTTCCAAATCCGTACTTACTAAAATCCAAAGTAACTTCCTCACCATCCATTCCAAAAAGTTGTCTATTCTTTTTGTGAGACAATTCATTCTTTTTACCCCACTCTTTGTCATCATCCCATTGTTTGGTTCTACCCTTACGAGTATACTCATGCCAAATAACAGTTTTGTGTGGGTGGAATAAATCATATCCGTGAGTAAATGCTCTAACGGCAATAGATATTTCTTCCCCGTGAAAATAAAATTCAGGGTCGTGTTGAACCTCAACACTGAACTCTCCAAGAGTGAAAGCCATATGTGCAGAATAAAAACGAGAAGTAATTGGTTGTTTAAGTTTTTCCCAACCAGGAATTGTTTCAGGTAAGAAGAATACCGCACCTTCAGGGATAAACCTATCGAAAGACATTCTCCACGGTTCTTTAACTCTACCTGCCGGGTCATTATCCGGGTCGAATGAAGAAACATACCCCGTCAATAAAGGTTTCTTAAATCCTTTCTTCTGAAGTTGTTTAACCATTTTGATTAAGGTATCATCCCAATCCTTTTCAAATCTCATATGAGAATCTATTTGAAGAGTATATTCCTCACCATCATATAATTGTTGTACTTGATTTCTTGCCCAACAAACACCTTTAGCGTCAGAATATAAAACATCCTTAACTCTAAATCTTTTATCTCCACTAAATTTTTCTAAATTATCAAACCCGTCTTCAGGGTGATATTGACGACATATACCTATTCTTAAGTTTTTAGGTCTTTTAGCATTTTCCAACATACTATCTAATGTTGGGATAAGTTGGGGGTCACGATAGGAAGCTATCTGTACAAATATTTTCATTTATCTCTTGTTTTTACACAAAAGATAATAGTTCAAAATAAAAGATAAATATTAATGGTTAATTATTACGGACAACTACCAAAAACTGTCACCCAATTAGTACAATTACTATAATTTGTTATATCAACAATGGTAACCGTAGGAGCTCCACTAATCGCAACACCTGTTACCACTTCATAAGGTTCACCATTTGTTGCGGTATATACCCCTGGTAATGATGCGAATATTGGATTATATGCAACGTATTGTGTTGTCAAATCACAACAACCGTATAACTCTAAAACTAATCCCGCAGATGTAGGTGTTGGAGTTGGGGTTGTTGTTGATGTTGCCGTTGGAGTATGTGTTGGTGTTGGTGTCGGTGTTGTTGTCGATGTTGCTGTTGGAGTGTGAGTTGGGGTCGGTGTTGGGGTTGGCGTAGATGTCGATGTCAGGTTTGGTGTTGTTGTTGGTGTTGTTGTAGGGGTAGGGGTTAATGCCGAATCAGGACACGTATTGTTAACACACAAATTACCTATATTCACATTAATACCAACATCCGCTGATGGTAATCTACCACAATAATATAATGTAGTTCCCGATTGTATTTCACCTTTTAATATTGTGTCATCACATTGAGTAAAATAAAAATATAATGTATTCGATGTTGTATTTTCAAATGTAAGACAATTACAAACCACAATTTTTGTAGGTGTTGGAGTTGGGGTTATTGTAGGTGTTGGAGTTGGGGTTGTTGGACAACTTTGTAAAATTAATTCTTGACAACCAATTGAATCCACAACTTTAACTATAACTTGTTGAGCACCTTCTAATTGAGTAGGTATTTGTAATTCTAATGTTGGGGGGACAACAACAACACCGGTTGCAACCACATAACAATAAGTTAAGGTAATATCACATATTGAGATATTAAATGGTGAATGTCCTGATAAACTTGTTATTTCAACTACTTGCATTACTATAAATATAGTTAGAATTATTTTACGATAAATAATTAAATTATCTAAAATTATATGGAAATTTATACATATTTTATTATCTTTAGGGTAAAAAAATAAAACAATATGAATATTGATAATAGACGAGAATATTTAAAAACGGCCTATAGAATGTTTGGTTTAAAAGATGATGAAGGTGGTGTTAATAGGACTCAAGGTTTGTTCATGATGTGTGAAGATATTATGAAAGATAATTTTGTTGTTGCTGAAATTGGTTCGTATGCCGGTGTTAGTAGTGAAGTTTTAGCATTACATTGTGAAAAAATATACTGCATCGATACTTGGGAAGATTGGAATAATGATGGTATTATTTTCCAAGCTATGGAATTGTTTGATAATATGAAATCATTTTATTCTCACATTAATAAAATACATATGAGGGGTGATGAGGCCTCTAAAATGTTTCCTGATGAACATTTTGACCTTGTTTATATTGATGCGTCTCATTGGTATGATGATGTAATAAACGATATTAATACGTGGTTACCAAAAATTAAAAAAGGTGGTTATTTATCCGGTCATGATTATTTAGAGAATATTGATGTTTTATATGCAGTAAATGACTATTTTGGTAAAACACATTCAATTACGAGATACCCTGATTCAAGTTGGGTAATTAAAAAATAATTTTATGAATATATTAATTCACGGCTCAATGATGGGACCTGGTGGTATTGCACATCATATTAAAGAATTTAGTAAAAATCTAAACAAATACCATAATGTTAAGATAAGAAACTTCAATTTAGATACTAATACTTGGAATGGTTTTTATAGTGGTCCTGATATGTATAAAAACACTAAAGGTTTAGAGGATATTCACCATCAATTATTACATCAACAAAGTTTATGGGTAGATGGTGAGTTAAAAGAATTTCCACTATTAGGATATGACGAATCATTTGTTCCCGATTTTCACCTTATAATGGCCGAAGCGTATCATCATTATTATTATCAAGATTACGATAAACCAGTTATTGCTTACTTCCCTTGGGAAACTACAGAAATGTTAGAAGGTTTTATTGAAAAACTTAAAAAAGTTGATTATATATGGGTTCCAAGTAAATGGCAATTAGAGGTTTTTGTTAATAATGGAATAGATAGAAATAAAATAACTGTTGTTAATGAGGGTGTTGACCCATCCAAATTTTTTCCCGTTAAAAATAAAAAAAATAAAAAACTAACAATACTACATATTGGTACTTGGGAATATCGTAAATCATCTTACGAATTAATAAAGTCAATTACTAATGTAATTGGTGATGACCCCTCAGTTGAATTTAAATTAGCAATACATGACAAATATCGAGAACAGGAATCACAAGATGAATTGTTTACAAAATATCACATTTTTGGATACATTAAGTGAAGAGGATTATATTAATGAAATTAGAAATGCAAATTTATATGTTTCTTGTTCACGCGGTGAGGGTTGGAATCTTCCGTTAATTCAATCATTATCTTCAGGTGTGCCATCCATTTACAGTAAATCAACAGGTCAATTAGAATATACTGAAAACTCAATAGGTATTGGTATTGAGATTGTAGGAGAAGAAGACGCTCAAAGAAAATTAATAATAAACAACCAAGAATATTTTTGGGAGTTACTACATGACTATTACCCTGGTAAATTATCAGAACCAAATTATACTCAATTTGAGTATGAAGTTATGAAATTTTATACACAATATAAATTAAATAAACTCTCAGAATATAACAATAAATCATTATTAGATTCACAATATATTCAGAAAAATTTTAATTGGGACTATGTTACTGAGAAAGCAAATAAAATTTTAGAAAGTTATAATACTAAAAAAAAATCAATTACAATGTCAAACATATATTATTTAATTCACAGTAGTAGTTTTGGAGATACGTTAGCGTCAACACCAACTTTACGATATCTTTCTCAATCACATAATGAAAAAATCAATGTTGTGACACATAGTAAAGTTGTATTTAGAGGAAACCCTTATGTTGATAATTTACTTTCATTTGACGAATACAATTTAATTGATACATCAAACTCAAGAATATATGAAAGTTTTACGTTTCCCGGAACTTTTGATAAGAATGGTATTGAGAAAAAATTCTCACATATTGATACTCGTCAATTACACGCTAATGATTTAGGATTCCAACTTTTACCAGAACAATTGAGTTATGATTTTTATCCAACATCATTAGAATTAGATATTGACTTACCTAAAGAGTATGTTGTATTACACGTAACAACAAATTGGGCGAACAGAACTTGGAATGATAAAAATTGGACAGAATTAATTGATTGGCTTCGTGAAAACAAAATTTATACTGTTTTAATAGGGTCAGGTTATAGAGAAAAATTACATCATTCGTTAGGTGATACATTAGAAAAATACTGTCCTGTTTTTGAAAATCTTTATGGTTTAGATTTAACCAATCAAGGGACGATGAGTGATATGTGGTGGGTAATTAATAACTCTAAATGTATTGTAACAATGGATTCCGGGCCTTTACATTTAGCAGGATGTACGAATACCCATATATTACAATTAGGTAGCGCGATACATCCATCATTTAGAGCACCATATAGATATGGGACTCAAGAATATAACTACACATATGTTGGAGGAACTTGTAATATATTTTGTAATTCAAATTTATCGTATAATGTTAAAGAGTGGGGACACATTAATGCCGTTCCACCAATGCCAGGGTGTTTAGAGAAGAAATCAACTTTTGAGTGTCATCCATCTGTTGACCGGGTTAAAGAAAACATTAGTAAAGTTTTGAACTCGGAAAATGTTAATAAATTTGACACCATTGTTGAATTGTTTAAAAAAGACGATTTAAATAAAATACACTTTAATTATAAAGTTGACACGGAACTCCCAATAAAAATGGAGGTGATTGATGTTAACACAGGTTTAAAAAGAGACAACTTTTTTGATGTTGCGAAAAGAAACTATAACGGAATAAATTGGTGGGCACCAAGTCCGGGTCGTTTAAACGGTTTAGGTAATATTATTATAAACCTATATTTAGATGGTGAATTTTTTGGTTATAAGAAAATGATTATCAATGGGGATAACAAACTAACAATAGGTGATAAAGAATATAAATTTGAAAATTTAGAAGATAACAATTATTCAACTTATTGGGAGATATTCATAAATAAAGATTATGAATATGATGACGAATTTAATGTTCAAAAAAATGATGTTGTTTTAGACATTGGTGGTAATTATGGATTTTTCTCTCTTTACTCACTGGATAAAGGAGCTAAAAAAACATATTGTGTTGAACCATTAAAAAAACCATTTAATCATATTTTAGAATTATCTAAAGAATTTCCAATAACACCAATTAATAAAGCAGTTAGTGTTGAAGATGGTGAAATTACAATGACATTATGTGATGATGTTTCCGCAAGAAATTGTGTGTCAACTTATAATGATTTACTTAATAACACCGGTGATGAAATTATTGTTGAATCCATTAATATTAATACCCTTATCAATGAAATTGATGACACAATTAATTATTGCAAAATAGATTGTGAAGGTTCTGAATACGATATTTTTAAAACAATAACGTCTAAAAATTTAAAAAAAATAAAACGATATTGTATTGAGACACATAGTGAAGAAATATTAGAGTTAGTGGTTAGTGTTTTATTAAAAAACAATTTTGATGTTAAAATTAAAGATAATATGATTTTTGCTAAAAATTTAAATTAGTTATGTTAAAATTTGGAATATACACCACCTTTTATAATTGTGAAAGATTTGTTGATAGAATATTTAATTCTATCGAACAAATAGATTATGATAATTTTGAATGGCACATTACTGACGATTTTTCAAGTGACAACACTAAAGACATAGTCTTAAACCGATTAGAAAATAGTATTTTAAAACATAAAATAAAATATTATGAACAATCTGAAAAAAAACAAATGTATTGGAATCCTCAAGAATTTTTTGATAAAACTTTTGATTGGATTGTTTTAGTCGATGCTGATGATGATTTTGATAAAAACTTTTTAAATGTTTATAACTCATTTTTAGAAAACAACAATGATGTGTCTTTAGTGTCGTCAGATTACTTTAAATTATATGAAGATAGTGGTTCATTACATTCAATCTCATATATCTTAAATAATGATATAATCTCTAACAAAATTAATAATTATCACCCATCATGTGATTATCTAAATAATATAAGTTATAGTTGTTTTGGTCATTTAAGGGCGTTTAAAAATATCATAGATAAGTTTGAATTAACAGATGTGTTGGCGGGTGCTGAAGATAGTTACCACGTATTTTGGTCAAATTCATTTGGGAAATATCTGCATATACCAAGACCTTTATATAAGTGGTATTTACGAGAAGATTCCGAATCCCACAGAAAAATTGTCCCACATAATTTTAACGCAAATTTTGATATTGCATTAAATAAATTAAATTTAAGTGACGGTGGTATTGATAGTAGATTTAATGAATTGTATATTGAAACCTCTACTTTAGGGTCCTACCCTATTGGAGAATTACAAAATAAAAACGTATCATTATGGTCTAGAAATATATCTAAAGGTCAACAGGAAGTTTTACAGAAATTATATTATGATGTTACACTAACATTTAATAATCCTGAATCGGATATCCACTTATTTTCACTTAATAATCTTAACGAAAATGTTTTAGAAAAAATACTTCAAAAAATTAAAGGTGGTAAAGTTTTATTTTATTATCAAAACCAAAATTATCATTTATCTAATGAAGATAAAGATGAAGAATTAGAAAAACAATTAAACAAATATACACCAGTTATAAGTCGTTACTATGGATTTAGTTGGTGGACATATATCAGACATTTTATAATCAAAAATTAATATGAGTAAAATATGTATTTTAACATCGTACACTGACCACATTAGATGGGAAAACTATGGAAAATGTGATTATGGAGATTTATCTTCAATAAATCATCATGAATATTCCAATAAACACGGATACTCATATATTAAGGAAATAGTTAAAAACGATGATTATTCTGATTGGCACCCAACTTGGATAAAGATAGACGTACTTAAAAAGTATTTACCATTATTTGATTATGTTGTGTGGATAGATGCTGACGCAGTATTTGTTAATCAAAATATTAAAATTGAAGATATGATAACTGATGATGTTGATTTAGTTATCCCTAAACTTGAGGTAGACAGAGTTAGTGGTAATATGTGGACCCACACAACAACCGGATTTATGATATGGAAAAATAGTGAATGGTCAAACAATATTTTAAACACTTTATGGGACTCCCCAAAACAATTTAAATTTGAATTTTTTCATGAACAATCAAGATTAGATGAATTAATTTATGATAATTTTAAAATTAATGGTGGTGAAAACATTTTAAATAAAAATACTGTTGATATTGAATATCCTTTATTATTAGGTAATATTAGGGTATTACCATTTTCTTATCATAGATATTGGGAAGACGGTATAATAAATTATGTGTATCACGCGGGTGGTGACACACCAAGTAAATTAAATAGAATTAAAAAAGTATTATAATAATGTTTGAACTTAAATATATTGAAAAAAGTGAGGAAGCACCAAATGGAAAAGTTTTGGGTAAAGTTTACGAAGAGGTCTCTTGGTTATATAATGAAAATGAACTTCCTTTTATATTTGAAGTTTCAGGTGGTGGTAAAATTATTTGGTCAACGAATCTTTATCCCAATATGTGGGCATCTTGGGATACAGTTAATAACGATAATTTTGTTGTGGTAATTAAAAATAAACATGATGAAATTATATCCGAATTTAAATACGATGTTTGGGTTAATCGAAATGCCACTGAACAATTTTTTGAGACGTGGATTAAAAAAAATCCAAATACAAAAGGTATTGCAATAGGCACTCATGATGGTACATCCGGAGAATGGGTTAAACACGTAAAAAATAACTCAACTTACGCAGTTTTAGTTGAGGCATCCAAAAAACAATTTGATGAATTAACACAAAATTATTCAAATTTTAATAATGTTTCATTTAGAAACAATGTTATAACCGGTAATGGTGGTAATGTTAACTTTTATGAATTCGGAGATGGTTATACAAACACATTAAGTGAAACTCATTGTAAAAAACACGTATTTGATAATGAAGAAATTGTTGTTGTTAATGTGGATTCAATAAGTATTAATGATTTAATTATACAAGAAAATTTACAAGATACTTTAGATTGGTTACATTTAGACACTGAAGCTATTGATGACGAAATTATAATGTCATTAGATTTTAGTAAAGTCGTCAAACCAAAATTAATCGTTTTTGAAACTATAAATTTTTGTGAAGAAAGAACAGGTAGTAGTGAAAGGATTGATAAACTTTTTGATTGGTTAAAAATGAATGGTTATAAAGTCAAATACGATTTTTGGAATTCATTCTCCTTTTTAGAATAAAATGAAAACATTATTAATAATTACACCACATATGTCAACAGGTGGATGCCCTCAAGTGGTATCTAAAAAAGTTGAACTACTTAAAGATGTTTATAACGTAATAGTTGTAGAATGGGAATGTGTTGCGTGGAATTATATTGTTCAAAGAAATAATGTTATAAACATGATTGGGGATAAATTTATAACATTGAATGAAGATAAAGAAACGGAATTGTTTGAACTAATTGATAACCATGATTCACCACACATTATGATTGAAGAATTTTCAGAAACATTTATGTCAACTGAAATTATGGAACGGTTATATGATAAAAATAGGACTTATAAAATATTTGAAACCACACATAGTTCCCACTCTATGCCTGATTGGAAAAGGTTTTTACCTGATAAATTCATTTTTGTATCGCCTTACTCATTGAAAGTTTTTGAAGAATTGGGTGTACCAATGGATTTAATTGAATATCCTATAGAGATTAAACAACCAAATAAAATCGATAACATTATTAAATTAGGATTAGACCCAAATTATAAACACATAATCAATATTGGTTTATTCACTTGGGGTAAAAATCAAGGGTATGCCTTTGAAATCGCGAGAATGTTAGAAAGATACGAAATAACGTTTCATTTTATTGGTAATCAAGCCAGCAACTTTAAAGATTATTGGGAACCAATAATAGAGGATAAACCTAATAATTGTATTATTTGGGGGGAAAGAAATGATGTTGATTTATTTATCCAATCTTGCGACGTACATTTATTTACATCAAGATTAGAACTTAATCCAATATCAATTAAAGAAAGTTTAGAGTATGAAAAACCAACATTAATGTTTAATTTAGAAACTTATTTGGATAAATACGATAACACTAAAAATATACATTTTTTAACGGGAGATTTATTTAATGATTGTAACACTCTACTTCGTGTATTAAACTTAACAGAATTAGAACAACCTAAAATAAATTAATTTAAAATTACACAATTTAAAAATATCAACTAAAATTACAACATGGAAGAAAAATTTAAAAACATAGACGAACAAAGATTGTGGAATGACGAAAAAATGTGGGAGAATGATGGACATGAATGGTCAAAATCTTTTGGCACCACAGAAAATCTTTGGAATAATTATATCTTTGATGATATTAAAGAATTTAGAGGTAAAAAAATATTAGAGATTGCTCCCGGTTATGGTAGAATAACTCAATTTCTTTCAATTTTGGCATCCAAACTAATTGTTATTGATTTAAATGAAAATTGTATAAATAAAACAAGAGAAAAATTAGGACACCATGTGTCAGAATATTTTGTTAACAATGGGAATGATTTAACACAAATTAGTGATGATAGTCAAGATTTAGTATTTTCATACGATTCTTTTGTTCACATACACAAAAACGTTATTGATGATTATCTAAAAGAAATATATCGAGTTTTAAAACCCGGTGGTAAATCATATATTCACCATTCATGGTTATATTTAGGTAATGATTATTCATTTAAAAATATTGCCGGTAGAGCAGATATGAACCCTGATTTATTTAAATCTTTGGTTGAAAAACATAATATGAAAATTGTTGAACAAAAAACCATAAAATTTAATCCATTAAGTAATTGGGATGGTACGGATAGTATAACTATATTTACAAAATAATATAATGATGAACATAATTAAAATTAATGATAGTGAGTTTGATGTTACCTCACCAACAAACAACGAGTTTACAAAACAATATATTGAATCTTTTGGTGATGAAATAAATGTCAGTGTTGAGTGGTCTCATGTTAATGGATTTTATTTAAATTTAAAATCTAACACTAATGAAGAGTTTGATGTTGAAATATTTGACAATAATGACGTTTTATTATATAAAAGTAAATTAAGTAACAATATGTTCTGTCGAACATATAGACAATATTTTAATGGTATTAAATATAGAATTTCTAAAGGTTCTTTTATTATTAAAGAAGAGACAATTTCATTTAAAGGTAAAAAAGTTTTTATAACGTTTGAATCCTCTTCATTAGGTGACACCATCTCTTGGATTCCTTATTGTGATGAGTTTAGAAAGAAACATGATTGTGAAGTGGTTGTTTCAACATTTTTAAATCATTTATTTGAAAAATCATATCCAAATTTACAATTCGTTAAACCTGGTCAAGTTGTTAATAATATTCACGCAATGTTTAAAGTAGGGTGGTTTTATAATGATTCATTAGAACCCGTAAATCCGGCAACAATCCCATTACAAAAAACCATAACTAATATATTAGGTTTGGAACATAAAGAAATTAAAACACACATTGATTTTGAACCTATTGAACGACCTTATAAAGAAAAATATATTACAATAGCTACTAATTCAACTGCTGGGTGTAAATTATGGAATAACCCATCAGGTTGGTCCGAATTAGTTAAATATCTAATAGATAAAGGATATAAAGTCATTAATGTTTCAAAAAATGGTGACACCTATAAAGGTGTTGAGAATCTTAAAGATGATTCATTAGGAAATACAATGAATGTTATTCACCATAGTGATTTCTTTATTGGACTGTCAAGTGGACTATCTTGGTTATCATGGGCGTTAAATAAAAATGTTGTGATGATATCAAACTTTACTTTACCGGACCATGAGTTTATTATTAATTGTACCAGAATTATCAACAAAAACTCATGTAATGGATGTTGGAACAATCCCGAATACACATTTGATAAAGGAGATTGGAATTGGTGTCCAATAAATAAAGGAACTAAAAAACAATTTGAATGTCATAAATCAATAACCTCTAAAATGGTTATTGACCAAATACAAGATTTAATAAAATGAAATTAAACGATTTTGATTGGGGATGGATGGAGCAAACCGAAGAAGGTCTCTCTCATAAAGAACTTATAACCAGAGAAACATTTATCGATAAAATATATGAAAAATTTTTTGAGGTATCTGAAGGGGATATTGTATTAGATTTTGGTGCCAGTGTTGGCCCATTTACGTATAGTATTTTATCTAAAAAACCAAAACATGTATATTGTCTTGAACCAAGTGAACATGAATTTCCTACATTAGTTAAGAATACGATTGGTTATCCGGTAACACCTATATTAAAAGGTGTTTCCAATACGAATACATATACCGATTGTGATTACATATATGGTGGGACAAAACAAATGGAAGGGATTACATTTAAAAAACTTTGCGAATTATATAATTTAGAAACCATAGATTTTTTAAAGACCGATTGTGAGGGTGGTGAATATGATATATTCAATGATGAAAATTTTGAATTTATTAAAAACAATGTTAAAAAAATTGTTGGAGAATGGCATTTAGGTGGACCTATTTTAAACGAAAAATTTAAAAAATTTAGAGACACTTACCTACAATATTTTGTAAATTTTGAGGTCTACTCAATTGATGGTGTTAATATTAAATGGAATTTAATGTCTGATAATTTTTTAAAACATTACACAGAAATAATAATATACATAGATAACATTTAATAAAATGAAGAAAATATTTTTTAACTCATCTCTACCAAGAAGTGGAAGCACACTAATACAGAATTTGTTAGCACAAAACCCTGAAATTTATTCAACACCAACATCAGGTTTGGTAGATTTTGTAATTGCCTGTAAAAATAACTATAATCATTCACAAGCATTTCAAGCACAAGACCAAGATGAAATGACCAAAGCATTTGTTGATTTTTGTAAAGATGGAATGCAAGGTTATTTTAAACGATTAACTGATAAACCAATCGTTATGGATAAAAGTAGAGAGTGGGGAATTAACTATGGTTTAATAGAAATGTTACAAGATGAACCAAAAATAATTTGTATGGTTAGAGACATCAGAGCCATCTATTCTTCTATGGAAAAAAATTTCCGTAAAAATCCTCATAGAGAAAATGGTATTCAAAATCCGGCTCAATTAGTTGGAACAACTTTAAATAAACGTGTTGATATTTGGGCTAGTGGTATTCCTGTTGGTGTTGCAATTGATAGATTACAAGATATCATTCAACAAAACATTGATAATAAAATGTTATTTATTCGTTATGAAGATTTAATGGATAATCCGGTAGACGAAATGACAAGGATATATGAATATTTGGGAATTCCATATTATGAAGGACACGACTTTGAGAATATATCTCAATTAACTCATGAAGATGATAGAGTACATGGGATATTTGGTGACCATCAATTAAGACCTAAATTTGAAAGAAAACCGGATGATTATATGGAAGTGTTGGGGTATGAGATATCAATGAACATTAAAAATCATTATAAATGGTTTTATGATTATTTTGGATATGTATAAAAAATTTTAATTATGATATATTGGTTTACAGGTCAACCCGGAGCAGGTAAGACCACATTAGCAAAACAACTTAAAGATTATCTACACCCAAGTAATACAATACTTGTTGATGGTGATGATATTAGAGATGTCTTTCAAAATAAAGATTACTCTGAAGTAGGAAGAAGAAAAAATATTGAGAAAGCACAAGACATTTCATTATTTTTAGATTCAAAAGGATTTGATGTGATAGTTTCATTAGTATCACCTTATAAAGACCAACGTGATGAATTTAAAAACAAACATAATGTTTTAGAGTTTTATGTTCATACCGAAGATATTAGAGGTAGAGAAGATTATCATGTTTCCAATTATGAACCACCAACAGAAAACTTTGTGGATGTAAACACAACAAATGTTGCCGAACAAAAATCGTTAGGTAACATTATTAATAAAATTAATGAATTTAAAACAAATGGAAAATTGGAGTAAAAAAATACATGTAGGTTCATCATTACCATCAAAGGATGGTCAATTCGCAATGTTTGTTGGTAGATGGCAACCATTACATTTGGGTCACCAAGAATTGTTTAAAAGAGCAATGGATGAAGGTAAGAATGTTTTAATCTGTATTAGAGATATACAACCGGACGAGAAAAATCCGTTTACTGCAGAACAAGTTAGAGAGAACATCTCAAACTTTTATTCAGAAGAAGAAAGAGTTAAAGTTATGGTTATTCCTGATATTTGTTCAATTGAGTTTGGTAGAGGCGTTGGATATGATATTATTGAACATATTCCACCACAAGAAATTCACGATATATCTGCAACAAAGATTAGAGAACAAATGAAAAAAGAAGGTAAGTTATGATTGATGTTAAATTAAGATATAATACACTTTGTGATGATAATCACTTGTTTTGGAGAATATTAATTGATGGTGTTGAAAACGTTGCATCAAATGTAATTTTTGAAATACCTCCCCATACAACAAGAGATATTGTCTATGACCCATCAAGAAACACAGATGTGGATAAACACCACCTTAGCTGCACCGCAAATGAGGTGATTTGGAAAGGTGATGTAGTAATTGTTAGATAATGAAAGTAGAAGTTAAAAGACACGTAGGTAAAGCCATAAGTTATAGAATGTTAGGGACATTACAAACCTGTATAATCTCTTACCTATTTACAGGTAATTTTTTAGTTTCAGGTAGTATTGGATTGACAGAATTATGTATAAAACCATTAATATATTTTCTACACGAAAGAGTGTGGTATAAATGGATAAAATTTGGATTAAAAGAAAATAAAGAATAATATGAATGTAATTTTTCAAATAGATGGGGGACTTGGTAAGAATATCATGGCGACCGCAGTATTAAAAGCTATAAAAAAACAATATAGTAAAGCAAATATAATTGTTGTTAGTAGTTATCCGGATGTTTTCATCGGTAATCCAAATGTTAATAAAGTATTAACTCATGAAACAATGAGTGGAATATATGAAAAATATATTATGGGTAAAGAATCTAAAGTATTTGTTACAGACCCATACACAACATCAAGTTATATCACCGAAGAAAAACATCTTATTCAGTTATGGTGTGAAATGTATGGTTTAAATTATGATGGAGAAAAACCGGAGTTGTTTATTACTAAAGCCGAAAGACAATATTTTGAATCGTTCTATAAATTAGACAAACCAATTATGGTTATTCAACCACACGGGGGAGCGTTTAATCAACCTTTAAAATATAGTTGGACAAGAGATATTCCCCAACCAATAATGCAAGACATTATTAATCATTATGCTAAAGATTATGCTATATTACACGTTAAAAGAGAAGACCAAATAATCTATGAAAATACATTTCAAGCATTAGATTCTTTCAGAAGTATCGCGGTGTTATTAAGTATGTCAACAAAAAGATTATTAATTGATAGTAGTGTAATGCACATCGCCACGGCTTTAAACTTACCATCTGTCGTTACTTGGGTTGGGACTAACCCTAAAGTATTTGGTTTTGATATCCATAATAATATTATTGCAAATGAACCAACAAAAAAACCTGATTTGAATCATCCTCATTATTCTAAATATCTATTATTCCAAGACATAAGTAGTATACCTTATAATGACTTATACGAAGTATTTGACATTCAGAAAATAGTTGACGCTATTGACCAACAATAAAAAAAACCCCCACGTTAAGTGAGGGTTTTTATTTTTAAATATTTTTTAATCCGGGTTTTAATCTCTCAGTACCTTTCCAATATTTTTTAGCGTGAGCATCTTTTCTTGTACCAATGACTAATACATTATATTCCATATCTAAATTTGCGGTTATAAGTATTTTAGTTAATTCTTCATTAATTTCACCATAACCAATTCCAAATCCATTTATAGGTGATATCCAAACTTGAGTATCTTCATTTAAAAATTTATAATAATCAGGTAAAATTATTTCACCAATTCCATCAATAATAGTAACTTTAAATCTGTAAATGTTATCACCAGCAGTTGGACTTTCAACAAATGAGTGAATTAATTGTGTTGTTTTAGTTTTTGATGGGTCAGGATGATTAATTACAAAAGAACCTCCCGACTTATTTACTTGACCTGCTGAACAAAGATTATTTACAAAAGTATAATCACTTAGATTACCAGTTATATTAGAACCAATAATGTGTGTATTACTATAAGGGCCACTAATAGTATTATAGGCTCCACCTAAAATACTGTTGCAATTATCCGTATTTTTACCGGACATAGTATTACAAAAACCACCAACTATTACCGAACATGAGGTGTCGGCAATAGTATTAGTAGAACCACCACCAATAAAATTACAATTTACGTTAGAATTATAGCATGAATTAGCTATTTTATTTTTATAACCCCCAACTACTATATTATTTTTTAGACAGTTATATGAGTTTGACCCTGTAGTATATATAGCATTTCCAGCACCACCAAAAATTATATTATTACACAACACAGTTGCGGTACCACAATATGAGGAACAAATTGTATTTGATTGTCCACCAACAATTGTTGAGTGTGGTGCACTACAAATTCGATTGGATGACCCACCGACTATAATTCCGTAATTAGAGTTATAATTTATTCCTCTGATGTAATTACTTTGGCCACCACCAATAAAACTTCTATTCGAACCATAAGTTCCTCCAATACAATTAGAAAAACCACCAACAATTGATGAGTAATTTGTTATAATACAATTTTTGTAACCACCTCCAATTGTTGAAGCTGTACCATTGTTGTAATTTTGACAACCACCACCAATAAATGATTTATAACCAACTGATTGATTTTGAACACCACCACCTATTGTTGACCATGCTTGCACAGCACTATTACATTGACCACCTGCAACGGTTGTAAGGCTACCGGAGGTGGCATTCTGACTACCACCACCAATAAATGAATTTTGTCCATCACCAGTGTTTTTACAACCACCACCTATTGTTGAAAAATTACCCGACGCGGTATTTTCACTACCACCCCCAATAGATGAGTAATTACATGAGGTATTCTTAGTACCTCCGGCAACTACTCCTGCAAAGGAACACACTATATTTTTATATCCACCACCGATTATTGAGTGTCGTGAACCACCACAAATACAATTTTTGTAACCACCACCGATTGTTGCGTGAGTAGTCGTATTTTTACCACCACCTAATAATATAGTATTCGTTGAACCTCCACCAATAGTCGAATGAGAAGCACAATTAGCGTTAGCAAAACCACCTCCAATTACGTTATAACCACAATTAATAAAATTACTACGACCACCACCTATGGCAGCAGCAGCACCCCAAGCTTTATTATCACATCCACCGGCAACTGTAGATAAACCATAAGTTGCAGTAGTGTTAGAAAGACCACCACCAACTGTTGAATGACAACCTGATGAGACATTATTTTGACCACCACCAATTGTTGAACAATTTCCAATCGCACTATTCGATTTACCACCAGCAATTATTGAATAATTACCTCCCGAAGTATTATATCTTCCACTTAAAGAACCACTATAAATATTGGAAGCGATATTCCCAACACCACATCTAACAGATGCTGATGGTACACCTCCTGCGATAATAACCGCTGGCGAACCACCAGCACTTGTTCCACTTGAACCTGACGTTCCCGATGTTCCCGGTGCACCTGACGCTCCTGAAGACCCTGAAGTTCCACTTGTTCCTGATGCTCCTGAAGAACCTGATGTTCCTGATGTACCCGGCGCACCTGATGCTCCTGAAGAACCTGATGTTCCACTTGTTCCTGACGCTCCTGAAGAACCTGATGTTCCTGATGTACCCGGCGCACCTGATGCTCCTGAAGAACCTGATGTTCCACTTGTTCCTGATGCTCCTGAAGAACCTGATGTTCCACTTGTTCCTGATGCTCCTGAAGACCCTGATGTTCCTGAAGTTCCTGACGCACCACTTACACCTGAAGAACCACTTGTTCCACTTGAACCTGAAGTTCCTGAAGTCCCACTATTACCTGAAGAACCTGATGTTCCTGATGAACCACTTGTTCCCGAAGTTCCACTATTACCTGAAGAACCTGAAGTTCCTGAAGTCCCACTATTACCTGAAGAACCTGATGTTCCTGATGAACCACTTGTTCCCGAAGTTCCACTATTACCTGACGAACCTGAAGTTCCTGAAGTTCCACTATTACCTGACGAACCTGATGTTCCTGATGAACCACTTGTTCCCGAAGTTCCACTATTACCTGAAGAACCGCTAGTTCCCGATGTTCCACTATTACCTGATGAACCGCTAGTACCGCTTGAACCTGATGTTCCTGAAGAACCACTTGTTCCACTTGAACCTGAAGTTCCTGAAGTTCCGCTATTACCTGAAGAACCGCTAGTTCCACTTGAACCTGATGAACCACTTGTTCCACTAGACCCTGATGTTCCTGAAGTTCCACTATTACCTGAAGAACCTGAAGTTCCTGAAGTTCCGCTATTACCTGAAGAACCGCTAGTTCCACTAGACCCTGATGAACCACTTGTACCGCTAGAACCTGATGAACCACTTGTTCCGCTAGAACCTGAAGTACCTGACGTTCCACTATTACCTGACGAACCACTTGTACCGCTAGAACCTGAAGTTCCTGATGAACCGCTTGTACCACTTGAACCTGAAGTTCCTGAAGTTCCGCTATTACCTGAAGAACCGCTAGTTCCACTTGAACCTGATGAACCACTTGTCCCTGATGAACCGGATGTCCCTGAAGTTCCACTATTACCTGATGAACCACTTGTACCGCTAGAACCTGAAGTACCTGACGTTCCACTATTACCTGATGAACCACTTGTACCGCTAGAACCTGAAGTACCTGACGTTCCACTATTACCTGAAGAACCACTTGTCCCTGATGAACCGGATGTCCCTGAAGTTCCACTATTACCTGATGAACCACTTGTACCGCTAGAACCTGATGAACCACTTGTTCCACTAG